GGAGGAAACATGAAATATAAAGTTGGAGATAGGGTCATAGTTCGGAAAGATTTAGTTGGCGGATTGGAATATCCTTATTCGAATCCGTTATGCGGAAAGTTATATTTTGCTTCAGCAATGGAAAAATTTCGTGGGGAAATGTATGAAGTAATAACAGTTTCAGGTGAGTATGATTATGGTTGTGAAACTTATGAATTATCTCTGGGAGAAGAGGCATTCAGATGGCTGTTCAACGACGCAATGTTGATGTCTGCTAGTGGGTTAAGGAGCTTGATATGCAAGAGAAATATAAAATAGGAGACATAGTAAGAGTTAGAAGTAATTTGAAAGGTAATACAAGATATTATTATGATGGTAGTGATAATGAATATTTGTTTTTTAACATTAACATGCAAAAATTCTGTGGCCATGCATATAAAATCATAGATAAAGTTTCATCAATTTATTTTGGCCGTGTTAACTATAGACTAGCACTAGGAGATGAAACATGTGAGTGGGTTTTCAGTGACATAATGTTAGAACCTGTTCAGTGTTTAGGGGGACTTATATGCAAGAGAAAAAAGAATTAAAAGTTGGAGATTGGGTTCGTGTAAAACGTAACCTAGCAGTTCATGAGATAGGGGTGAAGTATCTCGGAAAAGTTTATAGAATCAATAGAATAAGTTATACAGGTTACTATCTATCTGGTACTCCAGAAGGATACTGGTACAGATCATCACTTATTCCAGTAGGAAATTTAAGTAGACTTGTAGAAATTAGAAAGGAAAATCATGAGATATAAAGTCGGAGACAGAGTAGTGATTAGAAAAAATTTAGTTAGCGGGTGGTATTACCATTATGAAAATTCAATGGGAAGATTATTTTTTAACAGCCACATGTATAAACTTTGTGGAAAAATTTGTGTAGTAACTAAAATTACAGATCTTGTATTAGATGAATATTTCTTATCAATAGATGATGAAGAAGTATCATGGTATTTTAACAATGCAATGTTACTTCCGGCAAATAGTTTGAGATATTTAGTAATGACAAGGGAGGCGACCTCATGAAAATATATGAACTTCATCAAGACGTATCAGGCAGATGGTTCGGCTATTGTGAAGAGACAAAAGAGTATACACCAAGCTTCATCAAATGTAAAAATTTGAAGAAAATGCTTATCTGGAAAGGTTGGGGGTGGAAATGATTGAACTTAGAGACTGTATTGTGGGAGTTAAAAATGAAAAAGAATATGAAAAAGTAATTCAGATTGCGAAAGAACAAGGATGTGAGTGGAATTCTGGAGACTCTTTAGATTATATCTACTGTACATTTCCAACAAGATTGTTTTTTGATAAAAGAGGAAGGGTCACATTTGGGGGATATCATGAAAAATATTGTGACTATCATTGTAAAAATTTGATGAGTAGATTACGAGAATTGATAATTATAAGACAGAAGGGAAAGTTATGATTGATTTAAGAGATAGCACAGTATTAGTTAACAATGTAGAAGAATATATAGCTGTGACTAAAATTGCTAAGAAACAAGGCTTTAGATGGGCGAGTTGGGCCCCTTTAAGTATAGTCCTTTGTGAGTTTCCAACGAGACTAGAATTTAATAGGAAATATGAAACATATTGGGGTTCTAGTCGTGGAAGATGTGCACGAGATTATCCTAGATACTTGGATATAATTAAAGGAGTGCGAAGACTCATAATGGTCAGAAAGGAAACGTAAATGATAGATTTGAAATGTTGTACTGTTTTGGTGAATAATAAAGCAGAATATATAGCGTTAATCAAAGAAGCGCAAAAGCAAGGTTACACATGGGCGGATGGAACTGCTTTAACCAATATATTTTGTGATTTCCCAACAAGATTACGCTTTAATGGAGAGTGTAAAGTATATTATAATTCTTCCGCCTATTATTATAATCGTGATTACAAGTGCAAGGAAATAGTTGGTGCATTAAGAAATATGATATTGAAAAGAAAAGAGGGACAACTATGTTAAAAGAAAAATTATCTATTGAGCGGAAAAAGGCTATAATGATTACAGCCGATTTTACAGCACCTACAACAGAAAGCTATGCAATGGCATGGCTAAAACTGTGCAACAACGCAAGAGAGTACAAAGACGTTATCTGGAGAGTAGAGAATGATTCAGGAAATAGGGTATATGTCTGGTGCAATCCAAAGTATAAAGAAACAGTAATAGAATTCCTCACAGGAATAGTTTACTATCATCAGGAAGATAAAGGGCCTACATCAGTAGGAAAAGTTATTGAGGCAGAAGATGTTACAGTTGGTTTCCCGGTGTATGAATATGAGAGTACATGTTCTTCACATGAAGAACAATGGGGCATAGATATTGATAATTCAATTATGTTTTGGGGAAGAGTTAAAGAAATTTTTTATTGAGGTGATTTTATGAAAAATAGAGAAAAATTTGCCAAAGAATTTTCTTAATCTGCTTTTACCAAAAAGTAAATATATTGCAAGAGATAGGAACAATAAACTTTATGTGTACACTGAAAAGCCAGTACGATGGAGTTGTTATTGGAGCTTAAGAGGTAGTTATCAGATATCGGCAGATATTTTTGGTGATATCTTTAGTTTTATTAAATGGGAAGATGAAGAACCCTGGGGTATTGAGGATTTAAAGAAATTAGAGGTGAAAAAAGATGATTAATTTAAAAAATACATGTATCTTGGTTAAGACAGAAGAAGAAAATGAAATGCTTCTCAAAGAAGCTGAGAAACAGGGATTTCATTGGTATTCGAAAGGCAATTGTAAACCATTGCCAGGACAACATTTTCCAGATATTTTAAAATTTTGTAATAACAAAGATGTGGTGCACAGCGTACGTATCGGAGTAGAGTGTGATGCTTTCTACGAAGTTTCAGAACTCCTCGGCACAAAGGAAATGACGGCAAGAGAGTTTGTTGAGTGGTATCTCAATGTGGATTTTTTGTGCGGTAGACGTAACTGTGATGAATGTGTACTTGGCAGAAAGAACACTAAGTGCAACAATCAGTTGTGTAGTACATGCAACTGGAAAAACAACATTGATGAACTTCTTGAAATTGCGAAATCAAGTAGAATTACAGTTCCTACACCCGAAGAGAAAGCAATTGAAGATATTGAGAAGTTAATTCAAAGTCCATATCGCGGAATAACAGGTGAAATTAAGGAATCCTTAAAGCTGGCGGTGGAGAAGCTGAAAGAGGTGAATGATAATGGAGAGATTAACACTTGAAGATGCTATTTCTCATGCAAAAGAAGTAGCAGAAAAGAATTATAGAGGTGCAGATTTTGAGTCAATTGATTCTGTAGACGATGATATAAAAGCTAATTGCATAAAATGTGCAGAAGAACACGAACAGCTTGCGGAATGGTTAGAGGAACTGAAATCTTACAAAGACTTAGACGAACAGGGCTTGCTTGTGAGATTGCCGTGTAAGGTTGGAGATTCTGTTTTCATCATTGTCGGAAAAGATATTTCAAGACAAGGAATAAGAAAGATAGAAATTTCTGACAACAGCATTATATTTAAAACAAATAGACAGAAAAGAATATTTAACGTTGCTGAGTTTGGAAAAACCGTATTCCTCGCCCGTGAAGATGCTGAGAAGAAGTTGGAGGAATTTTAAATTGAATGCTAATACAAGAAAACTTATATTAATGGAGGAAAACATTATGGATAAATTAATAGCAAAAGAAGTAGAGTTTAACGGAGATATTCTTAGAGCAGCACAGGATCCTGATGGAAATATTTGGGTTGGTGCTCGCTGGGTATGTGAAGCTATCGGTTTAGATGATAACCGGATCAAATATGAAAGAAGAAAAATGCAAACGGATTCAGTAATTTCAAAGGGGGTACAAAATTTTACCCTCCTTACCAATGGCGGGAATCAGAATGTTATGTGCTTACAATTAGATTATTTACCATTATGGTTGGCTAAAATCTCAATTACTCCAACTATGAAAAAGGAAATGCCGGGAATAGCAGAAAAACTTGTAGCATATCAGCTCAAAGCAAAAGATGTACTGGCAGCAGCTTTCCTTGAGAAAAAAGTTAATAATCCAAACGTTATTCAGTTACAGCTGCCAGATTTCAATAACAAAATTGAAGTATTAGAAAGAAAAGTAGATAAAATCTTTGAAGATATGGGGCGTTTAGCTTCTATGATGGTTCAGGAGAGAACTGTTACGACACCTATCCCAGTGAAGAAAGTAGAGGATCCTGGTAAAAAATGGAAAAATGATATGTACCAGATGATTGATGCTCTTACCACTTGTGACAAGTTCTCTGATCGTGGCTCTGTAATGAAAACTGTATATAAGTATATGAATAAAAACTATGGTATCTGTTGGGATCAGGAAGTGAAAGACTACAAAGAAAAATGTAATCCAGTAAGTAAATTTAGTACTTATGATGTTGTCTATGCCAATGATACTTTGAGATCTATCTTCAGTGCTGCGTTAGGAGATCTCTATGAAAAATATAAATCAATCTGTAATCAGGATGCAACAGATTCTATTATTGCTCCTCTCGTAGAAAAATATGGAGATAAGAGCAACGGAGGAATGGTTACATATAGAAAAGTATACAAAAAAATGGGAGAAATGAGTCCGATCAATTGGCATAATTTAGAAGTTCGTTATATTAACAAACATGGCAAAGTAGGAGCAAGAAGAAAGAAAATCATTTCTTCCAATCCAGAAATGCTGAGAAAATTTAAGAATGCAGTTGATGTCATGATGGTTGGGTAAAGACTATGCTAAAAATAGGGAAAATATATTATTTAAAAACTTGGGAGGAGCTTAAAAAAGCTTCTAATGGTGGTTTTCGTGGAGCTTTAAATTTCGGAGAAATACTATTTTTATCTAGGATGAAGATTTTATGTGGGGACAAGATATGTATAATTGGAAAGTATCCTTATCATGAAGGAGTTTATCAAGGGATAGATATGAAAATTTCACAACAATTTTTGTTTACTGAAAATATGTTGTTCACATCTGGTTTGCGAAAAATGATTGAGGTGAGAAATGAAAGTAGGACAAAAGTATAAAGTTCGTTCTTGGGATGATATGAAAAGAGAATTTGGAATTGCTCAAACTGGGGATGAAATATATATACCATGTTTGGCATTTTTTGTTAAAGACATGTGTAGATTTTGTGGAACTACTATAACTGTTTCATATTTTATATACGACAATGTTTTTAGAATCGAAGAAGATAACGGTAGATATATGTGGTCTACAGACATGATCACACCATTAGGAGATTTATATGAAGCGATACAAAGTAGGAGACATAGTTCAGATTCGTCAATGGGATGATATGGTTAAAGAATTTGGTGTTAATTATTATGGTGTTATTCGATGTAACAATTGCGGTTTTGTAAGAGAAATGAAAAAATATTGTGGCCAAAAGTTGCGGATAGCTGCTATAAATAATTTTGATGACACCTATTATTATTTGAATAGTGTACACTCATGGACCTTTACAAGTGAGATGTATGAAAAAGGAGACTTATCAATGTTAATCACAAGGAGACAGGAATGTATAAAGTAGGACAGAAAGTAAGAGTTAAATCTTGGGAACAAATGGAAAAAGAATATGGACTTAATTCTTGCGGTAGCATAAAGACACCATCATCATTTACTAGAGAAATGAATTGGTTTTGTGGGATGATTTTTACAATTAAGAATGTAAGATCTGGTATTTTTCGTGTTACTTACGATTTAGAAACTAATAATAAGGAATTAAATGATGAAATAAAACATTATTACTGGGATGAAGAAATGCTTACATCTGCCGGTTTATTGGCACAAATAATTCAAAGGAGAAAAACTCATGTATAAATATTACGACAAGAAAAACAATTTTGTAGAAACATTTAATCCGGAGACAGGATTCTATATCCGGTCCGATGATCTTACAACAGGAAAGGAACCATTCATGAGAGATTTTCCTGCTTTGTTAGATATTGGTATTATGGGACATTGTGTTCATGGAGCATCTGGTTTGTGTATTCAATCAGGAGTTCAGTGTTATCAGAATGGGTTACACACACAGGAGCCTAACATGTCCCTTGAGAATTTCAAGAGAATAGTAGATGAATGTAAAGGGAAAACATTTCAGTTTGCTCTTGGTGGCAGAGGAGACGTAGACCAGCATGAAGATTTTGAAGAAATCCTTAAGTATTGTAGGTTACAAGGGATTGTGCCAAACTTTACAAGTTCCGGTTTAGGATTCAATGAAAAAATTGTTTCCTTATGTAAAGAATATTGCGGAGCCGTAGCTATATCTTGGTACAGAAGTGAATACACAGGGAAAGCGATTGATATGTTAGTGTCTGCAGGAGTTACTACCAATATTCATTATGTCCTTGGACGGAATTCTATTGATGAAGCTATTGAACATTTGCAGCAGGAAGATTTTCCTGATGGTATCAACGCAGTGATTTTCTTGTTGCATAAGCCAGTAGGTTTAGGAACTCAGACAAATGTATTGTCTCCTGATGATGAAAGAGTCAAAGAATTTTTCTCTTTGATTGATAAACATGATTATAAATTTCAGATTGGATTTGATTCATGTTCTGTGCCTGGACTGTTGAATTTTACAGAAGAGATTTTAAATTCTACTCTGGAACCGTGTGAAGGAGCAAGATTTTCTGGTTACATTACGTCAGATATGAAGATGCTGCCATGTAGCTTTGACAATCAGGAACTCAAGTGGGCAGTTGATCTTAATGAACACACTATTCAGGAAGCATGGGATTCAGATGTGTTCGATGATTTCAGAAGTCATTTCAGGAATTCTTGTAGAGGTTGTAGCCGTCAGTGTGATTGCTTAGGTGGATGCCCGATCAGAAGAGAAATTGTCTTGTGCACAAAAGAGGAGAAAGATTTATGCTAACAATTGGGCTAAGTGCTGTATTAATAGTGACATTGATAATTTTATTCGCTTGCATAAGCGAAAATATAAATTTGAAAATGGAAGTAGAGGAACTAAAAAGACAGAATGAGATTCAACGTTTTAAGTACTCTAGCATATACCGGGAGTATGTAAGATTATTAATGGAGCCTGGCACTTTAAAGTCTACTACACCAGACATAAAAGAAGCTGTTCATTACGCAATGGTTAAAGCTCATCCTGACAATGGAGGTAAACAAGAAGATTTTGTAAAGTTTAGAAAGCTATATGAGAGGATGAATAATGAATACAGATAAACTTAAATTTCTTAAACTTGGCGGGCAATATAAAGTAAAATCATTTGCTCGTTTAATGGAAGAATATGGTTCTGATAACTCTAGTGGAATGCCGAATGTCATCTGCGGTTTTAATAAGCAAATGAAAAAATTGTGTGATCAAAAAATTACGATACAAGATACATTCTATAAGAATGAAGATAAGTTTTATCAAATAAAAGAAGCAAGATATTGTTGGAATAGTCAGATGTTAGAACTTCCTTTAAGCACATTGATCTATAGGAGAAGACATGGATAGATATGAAATATATTTCAAGTTAAGGGAAATCTGTTCTGGACATTTATGCACTAATTGTCCAATAAGTTTCATAAATTCCAAGCATAAATGTGGCCATGGTTATGGGTATTCTTTAGATGGGAATCCGATACCATTATCAGAAGCTTTGAAGTATTACTCTATTATATATGGAGAACACAATTTGAGGAATACTATAGAGAAAAGAAAGGAGAATTATAGACATGAAAGAAGGATATAAATTAGAAGACACTATTATCCTCAATGGAAAAGTAGGGTGGGTAAACACAGGAGATGATGCTGATAGCATTATTGGGATACAAAATATTCAGAAAGTAAAAAGATTTTCTGGTGAAGAAATTGTTGTATCTAATGATGGATTTGCTTTTTCAAAAGAAATGGAAAGTCGATGCGGGTGGCTTGACAGATATGCAAGTATTCAAATGCTTACAGGAGATACACCTATTGATATGGATCACATTGATGAGACAAAGATTGTATCAATGGAAGGAATCACTGAGTCTGAATATTATCATCGGTATAGTGATTATACTGGATATCTTTGGACTGAAGAAGAATTCAAATGTGGCGGTCATGATCTGTTAAAAATCTTAGAAGGGAACATGGGAAAATATATTCATATGGAAATTGAATTATATTCGAGGTGTTAATATGACATTTGAAGAAGCTAAACAGCGTCCGGATTACTGTTTTAGACTCAACGGGATCCAACTTTTAATAAGAGATATAAGAGAAGAACATTTAGAAATTGATCTCGATAATGGTCCTCTCATAGGTGAAGCTGTGTTAGAGATAGGGTATGTTGATATTGAAGTAAACATTTCTGTTCTCGGAATGTTTAACGAAATACCAACATATAAACCGACTATTGAATATTTTACTTGTTTAAAAACGGAGAATGATTGGGAGCCTATTGAATATATTGGGACTGGAGCAGATGTGGATTGGTGGAGTAACAGATGGAAAGAAGAGTTGGAAGAAGATATGTTTTTAGCATTAAATGAATATGTGGAAAGTGCAGGACTCAGCTATGATGAACCAAATTGAAGGAGGAAAGAAGAATGGATAAAGCTTGGTTAGAACAGAAAACAAAAGAATGTGAAAGTGTCCGGCCTGAGATTGAAAAAATACTTAGGAACAAGCTGCATTTAGATGATAAGGAATTTGAGAAAATCATGGATTGTCTCGAATCTCCTTGTTATACTACTGCAATACAAGAATTAAACATGGTACTTATTATGAAATATGTGGATGATTCTACAAAAACTTATGAAGAATATAAAGAATTATCAGAACTTACAGGAATTGAAGAGTTGTTTTATAAATACACCAAGAAAAATTGGATTGCTGTATATTTAGATGGAGAGCCAATGGAATTTGATGGAGATATTATTATCACAGATCCTTGTTATATCATGAAAGAAGATGATGATTGGGCAACATGTGCCTACGGAGAGGATATGGAAGCACTTGGAATAACTCACTATATGACAAGAGATACTCTCTATGGAGATTGGAGTTGTACTACTTTTGACACTGATACAAAAGAAGCTATTGGTGAGTTTTGTGCAGATGCTGGTTTAGTGTCAGTATTTTTATTAGATGAAGTTCTGAAATATAATCCAGAATTTGACTATCATCTAAATTATAAATGGATGGTCACCTGGATTAAAGACTTCAAAGGAACTGTAGAATTTGTCGTTAAGCATATTGAGGGCTACTATGAAGAAGATACCGACTACTGGAAAAAAGGTGACTACTGGGAAGATTATGTTTTAGAAGTAGTAGGACATGGCATTAACAAGGTTACTGGTAAACCAATTAACTTTGTTGGAAAGCGAACAGGTTTATAATATGATTCCGAACAAAAAAGGTTTGCAAGTTATTATGAAAAACACTTTTACTCCAGGATGGGAAAATAGAATTTTTACATTAACTGGAGAAAAACAAATAAATGATTGGGTGAATGTCTACTATCCAGTAATGGAGAATGTTAATCCTGTCAATAGATGTTTTATGGTGCCGCTAAATTCGTTAAAATTATTAATTTTAAATAAACAAGAAAAGGAGAACTAAAATTATGAAAATGAGCTATGATGTACAGGTTGAGGAGTTAGGAGCAAACAGAAGAGGTCTTGTTACTTCAGAAGAGGGAAGAGCTATTGTTGAGTTTATGAAAACAAGTAGAGCCAACATGTGCTTTGAGTACGATGATGAGGCTGAAGCTAAAAGAAGAGCTTCTGCAGTAATGAATTGCTGTAAGAGACTCAATGAAGAAAGTGAAAAAGAAGTTATTAAATACGCTAAACGTGGAAATAAAATCTACGTCATTAAAGTGACAGAGTAAGGAGGAGCCATATGTTAGATATTAACAAGAGAGTGAGGTGTGAGGGAACAACTGTTGCAGAGATGATTGAAGCTCTGCAGCGGTTGCCTCAAGATGGTATTGTTCACTTTGAAGGGAAAAAGAATGGTTACATCCATTGTGATCCGGAGAATGGAACAATAGATTTTGACACAGATGATCTTAGTACTAAGTACGAAGAAGTTTCAGAAGAACCTAAGGAATACTATTTAGTATGTATAGATACTTTTTTTAAAGAGCTTATAGCTGTAAAAGCACAAAATCAATCTGAAGCAGAAGTAAAGGCAGAGAAAATGAGCCAGATAGACTTTAATGGAATGGATAAAGAGGTCTATACTTGTGCTACATGTGACGCTCATACAAAAACTTATGCTCAAAGACATAACTACAGAATTATAGAGGAGGACGTATGAAATTAAGAATAGGCTTTGTAACTAATAGTTCCTCATCCAGTTTTACTATTGCTAAAAGTGATTTAACAGACGATCAGATTGAAAAGATTAAAAATCATATTAAGGTTGCAAAAGAATTAGAAATGGAAACATTTTATGATGAATGGGACATCAGAGAAACTAAATATGAAATTCATGGCTATACTCTTATGGATAATTTTGACATGGAAAAGTTTTTATTATTAATTGGTGTAGCTAGAGAAGATGTCGAATGGGAGGATTGATCATGAAGATTAGAAAAGGATTTGTAACTAATAGCAGCAGTAGTAGTTTCATTCTTGGTTTCAAGAGTAAAGAAAGTATCAAAGAGGAGCTGCAGAAAGAAAATCTTGAAGAAGAATACTTTGAGGAAATCTTAAGAGATGTAACGGAAGCTGCAAAGTTGGATAGAGAAGATGTTTTGGAAGGATATTCAGAAGAAATCTATTATCAGACTCTTTGGGAGATAGAAGACAGTCTCTATGTACCTTATAGTAAGAAACTTGAAATACGAAAAACGGAAGAATTCCAGGAAAAGCTTAATAAAGCAATAGTAAATAGAGCAGCTGAATTAGAGCAATCAATGGAAGGTCTCTCTGTATTTGTAGAAATCAAATATTCAGACAATGATGGTTTTAGGTACTCAAATTTAGAACATCACATTGCACCGAATATGAATTGTTGTCTTGCTGTTATTAGTCATCATTAAAAATGTAGGCATTAGAAAGGGTGTGGAGAAAATGGGAAATTACTATGAAGGAAAATTAATTTTCGGATTGAAAAGAAATCTTCCAGATGAACTGTTACATGATTTATCTGTACTTGCAAGCGAGCGGAGCTGTGATAGAGATATAAAACCACTGTTACAGCATAGAGAATTAAAAGAGTCTAAATGGATGAATCATTATAGAGCTTTATATCCGACTTACACATTAGAATTTTCAGAGGGAGTGTGGTTCTTGACTGCCAGCTTCTGTATGAAAGGATACATGTACCTAGGTGATGACTTAGGGCAAGATATTTATGACTTTCTGTATCCATATTTTAATTCGGACATTCTTGATGAAGCAGATGGTGGCTATATAGGCACTATTGAAGATGAAGATGGAACCTACCGGAAAGAATTCTACGCAAACTATGAACAGTTCAATAAAATCGTAGAAAGCAGAGAGTATCTGTGTAAAGATTGCTACAAGAAAATGGATGGATCGTTGTGTAATGATTGGAAGTATTGTAAAAGAGCATATGATATAGGAAGGGGCGATACCATTGAAGATTCGTAACGGATTTGTAACTAATAGTAGTTCTTCAAGTTTTATTATTGGCAAAGCAAACGACAACACAGTAACTATTGATTCAGCATATCAAGAAATAAAAGAATTTTATAAACAATATTATAAATCTTGTTCTGAAATGTATAGCTATGTAGAAGAATATTATCCTGATGTGTTTGAAGTTGTTACTGAAAAAAGAGGTAAATATTTACACTCAAAGAAATCGTGGGACTGTACAAAAATTGCTGACACTCAGTTGAGATTGATGTTTGGCCTTGACCATTATGAAGAATTACCGGGAGTAATTGATTGGATCAACTGTGATACATACAAAGACTATGTCAATTTTTGGATTTCTAAAATGGAAATCGGAGTTCATGCGCCTTTTTATATAAGAGACTTTTCCTGCAATGATCCGTATGTCCCTCTTGATTTCAGTACACAAATGATAGAATGCTCAGGAGACAATGGCAACGGAATTGAGTCAGATATATTAGATTGGTATTTTCCTAATTTTGAAGGTGCTGTTTATGGATGTGACAGATGTTCTGCGCAATACTATTGTAAAAAAGATAGAAGCGAGGAGTGCGAACCTATGGCTGAATCATTCAAAAGAAAGGGTATCCCAGAAGATAAGGTATGCCTATATGTTCTTGGTAAAATTTGTATATGTTCAGAATGTGGATATTTGCCTGACTATGTAGTTGAAAGATTAGAAGAAATATCAGAGTATTCATGTAACCATATGGGTTAAGAAAGAGAGGGATTAGTTATGATGAACTATGAAATGTTTGTGGAAGAACTTAAAAATAAAATAAGTGCAGCTATCAACATTCCTATTGAGAATATAGAATTTTCAAAAGATGGAGATAGATTTTCTCCGACAGGAGACAGACTGCTGGTGAAGTTTGCAGAGCATGATGATGCCTATGAGATCTGTGGAATACATACAAAAGAGCTTTTTAGAGAATTCTTAAATGGAACATCATTTGACACCATTCTTGATAGTACTGTAAGAGACATTAGACACTTACAAGGACAAAATTCTTATGAAAAAACAAAGAAAATTTGGAACTATGAAACTGTTAAAGGCTCTCTTTTTATAAGGCTGCTTAATTATGATGATAATTCTAAAGAATTGAGTAATGCTGTTTATAAAAGAATAGGTGATATTGCTCAGGTATTATATATGAAGGTGTCTGAATGTGATGGAAACATTATGAGCACTAAGATTTTTAAATCTGTAGTAGAGAAATGGAAGGAAGATGGTTTGACCTTAAGTGAAGACAATATTCTGGAAGAAGCATTAAGAAACACAGAACGTATGTATCCACCGAGAATTTACAGATGGGATCAGATGCTCTTTAATCCGGAATATGAAGGAGAAGAGTTTATGAGTCCTGGTACAGAAGAAGCAATTAGCCAAGATCTTATTGGAAATTGTCTAACTACAGCAAAGAAAACAAACGGTGCGGTAGCTATATTTTATCCCGGTGTGGCTGAACGCTTTGCTGATGTACTGGATTCAGATTTGTATTTAGTGTTTACCAGTGTACATGAGGTAATGGTACATAAAGCAGATGCTGTTGATGCGGTAGACTTATCAATAATCTTACAGGATACGTTGGAAGAGGCGACACCTAAAGAAGATTTCCTCACAAGGAAAATATATAAGTATGAAAAAGATACTCATAGATTTCTTTGTGCCATATAAAAAATAGCCTCTCTCTTCTTGAGAGGGGCTGATAGGAGGGTAGTTATGAGAGAATACCATATTTATATGCAGCGTACAAAGCGTACAGAATGGCATTGCGACTATAGCATATATAAATGGCTTCCATGGGAATATGTAGGATGTGTAGAAGGGACTAAAGAACTGTATACATACTTTAAGCTAAAGTTCCCATACAGTATGAGAAGTATTAATTTTTACCATTCATTCAACTATTTTGATAGTGAATATGTTAGAACGGATAACGATTGGGATTTTATGTATTACCCACACGAATATCACAGATATTTGATCATGGATGATTATGGTAATGTACGAGACTTTCATCGGCTTACTAAGAAATATAAAAAGAAATACTATCGTACATATCATAAACATCATGGATGGAATATTCATTGGGCTTCAACAGTGCCGGATCAGCGTAAAAGTATTACACCAGAAGAGATTGTAGAAGTAAGAAATGAATATGGTATTACTCTCAAGCCTATAAAACCAAAAAGAAAAATAGATCCATGGGATTATGAGAAAGAATCCAAAGTGTCTGGTTGGAAGATGCAAAGTAAAAGAAGGAAACAGTGGAGGTGAAAAATGAAGATATATTTACTATGTACATTGGATAGTGAACATTATAGAGATCCAGATTTTTACTTCTTCAAAACTGCATTTGAAGCTCATAAATGGATTATAGATAGTTTAGTCAGTATCACAGAGGGAAGCATGGAAGAAGTAACAAGTAACCTTGATTATAGAAACGTAGACGGATCCGACGACCAGATCATGCGAATTGATTATTCATATGGAGATGGAGAATTCTATGTTAACACTATTCATGAAATTGAAATAAAAGATGGAGATTATCTTTGTATTTATCATCATGCTTACGAAGGTGTTGGATTCTATGTAGAGAAGATTGGCACTTTGGAAGAATGTAAAAATCATATGTTAGATTCTACAGCTAAAATGGCTAATGATTATGACATTGACATAACCAATGATGATATATTCGAAGTTAATTCATTTGATTCGTGTATTGATGATGACTATCAGTGGCATATGAACAATATTATTCTGTTCAAGGCAGATGAAATTATTAGACGAAAAAAAGAGTCTAAAGAAACTGAACCAGAAGAAACTGGAGCAACAATATTAACATCAGAGGAATCAAATAATAACGGTCATAAATACAGTGATGAAATTTATGAAGAGCTAAAAGATTATATGTATGGACCTATTCCTGGATATGGTGTTACTTCTGATTATGTTGAAACTTCGTTAGAAGAAATAATTGAAGATATTGATGCCAGACCAAAATATGAAGTATTTAAAGAATTGTGTAACTATCATGGAATTGCACCTAGTACGGTAGAGTATCTATACGAATCTATTTGGGGAAAGCCAAAGGATAAAACAGTTGGATATTTCTTATAATACAAATAAAAACAAGGGGATAAAATTGCAGTATTTTTTGGAATTATAGTAAGAGCTATCATTGAATGGATAATTAGATGAAAGAAGGTGAAATATGAAAACTTATAACAGAAGAGAAGTTGAGAGAATTATTCTAAAGAATGGCTGGGAACTAGATCATTGTACTGGAGGGCATTCGATTTATAAGAAAGAAGGTGTAAAGAAAACATTGTCTATTGCTTATAAGAAATGTAACCGGATGGTTGTGCAGAGACTTATTAAAGAGTTTAATTTGGTTACATAAGAGATACTATTGCGAGTATAATTGGAGGAAATCACTATGTTAAAAATAACTGTAATTAACTGTGATGGGAGATATATAAAATATGAATGGAATTCAAAAAGAGAATTTGTGTTAGATATAGAAAGTAGCAACGAACATATTCCTATGTTAGATGACAAATTAATAGAAATCAATGGGAAAAGCAATAAAAATTATAATATTGTTGATGATCTGTACAAAGAATGTAAAGAAGAACAACAAATGGGGCTAAAAAGATACATAGTTACTTACTATGAAGCATATAGTAGAGGATATGAAGTAGAGGCAACTAACGAAGAAGAAGCGGAAGAGATTGTAAAAAATGATATTTTTGAAGGAAGAAGAGACGCTCCAGACAACTGTTATGATAGCGGTTGCTATACAGAAGAAATCTTATGATATATTGAAAAGCATGTAGATATATTATAAACTGTAAATAACCATCTTTTTGTACCAAGGAAAGGTAAGGTGAATTTGGGAAAGAAAGTTAAAGTAAGAGATATGAAGCCAGGTTGGACATATAGGGTACCTGGCAAAACATTGGAAGAAATTTATGAAAGTGCGCATGAATATGCTAAATGGCCTCCGGTACAAATGACAGACGCAAAGCAAAATACAGGTTTATTATTGCTCAAAGTTACTGAAGACAATAAAAACAATTGGGATGAAAAATACGGGTTCAATCTATATCCTATACATGAAGAAGTTGAGCTGACAGAAAAAGCACTGAGGCCCGGTCAGCAAGGAACTTTTCAAGTAGTAAGAACTGGGAATAAGGTTTGGAACTATCATCCCAATTGTACTATCCGAGTAGAAGTAGACTCATTAGATTTTGAAATGGAAGAAGCTTATCCATTCCCTATTGCTGTAGTGAGAGATGACTATGAGCCAATACCTTTGCCGAATCCATGGACATGGGGGGAAACAAGCGATCCTGATTCTAAGGCAGCAAAGCATGTAGATGTTTGGGACGAGTCTGATGCAAAGACTATAGTTATATTAGGAATAATATCATTTGTACTGCTAATGGCTGGACTTTCTGGTTTGAGTCTACTGATAACAATGTGGGCGGTAGCAGCAGCTTATTTTCATTCAAAGCATGAAAAAGTAAGAAAAGAAATCCTTGAACAAAGAAATAAACATGGAATTAGTGGAAGTGGATTAGACCACAAATTTAGATGGTGAGGTGAATTGCATGAAAGGAAGAGAAGAACATAAATATAAATCAGAAAGCAAGATGAGAGCATTGCTTAGGGATAAGCCACAATATTTCACTGGTTATTATAATGGTCTATTCAATTCATGCGAATATCTTACTGCGCAAAATTATACTATGACGGCTGTTAGGTTTATGAACTATTTGAAAGAAAACGGGTTTATAGAGTCAATAGAAGATTGTAATGGAGCGATGACTATTGACAATGTAAACTCTTATCTCTCTTGTTTAAGAGGAAGAGATGGAGGATACAGTTCAGATAGTGCTAAAGCAACTACTTATACGGCATTAAAATCATTTGCTGATTATTTGTTAAGTAGGAAAATGATTTCAGAGAACCCTTTTGATTGTGGCATAAAAAGAGTTTCTGTAAAAGATCCGCTTAAACAGGTTGCAATGACAGCTGCAGAGTTGAAAAAAGTTGTTGAAAGAATAAATGATAATTCTATTGGTACAAAAAGGGCCAACGCAAGAAGAGAAGCATGGAAGGAAAGAAACCTTGCTATATTTACTCTTCTTATGGTAACTGGTATTCGTGTTACTGCGCTTACAGAACTTAATATGGAAGATATATTCTGGGATCAGAAGATTATTAGGGTTACTGATAAGCGCAGAAACACTTATGAATGTGAACTTGATGATGATAGTATGGATATTTTAAGAAATTGGGTAATAAAACGTGCAGAACTTTTGAATAAAAGAGATTGTAATGCTCTTTTTATTTCTAACAGACGAACAAGAATCACTGACAAATCAGTGAGAGATTTAGTTAAGGCATATACCGCAGATTTTGAAAAACATATTACTCCTCATAAATTTAGAAGTACTTTTGCTACATTATTATATGATCAGACAGGAGACATTGCATATGTACAGCAATTAATGAATCATTCTCGACCTGACACGACACAAAGATACATCGTTCGAAAGCCCATTAATGCTGAAGCTGCTAAATATGTAAATAGTTTATTGAAATAAGTTCTAAACAATGATATAATACAAGAAAGGAGGTTGCAAAATGTTAAGAAGTGAAAACCTGTATGAGATACTGGATAAGTATTTTTCTCAAATCCAGAAAAATTCATATTACAAGAGAGAAGTACAAAAATTTCTTATGAAAAAATATGAATACTCAGATATTGAATATATGCAGTATATCATTGGAGCAAAAAGCAAAGATGAAATTCCAGACAATGAAATGTATTGGCTTATTGATGCGTTTAATAATGTTTTTAGGACAAATATGGAAATGAAAACATATTTTTCTGATAAGGAAATAGTAAGATTTTCGAGCCTAAAGGCAGATTATTTAAAAACAGATATTTATCCAATAAGAATAAGTCCAGTGATAGAGATAGCTGAAGATCAATGGGTGACAAAAATAAGTATTGATTTACTAAAAGAGTTTTATGATAACCAGCTTATAATATACAATCCAAGGACTCAGCGTCAACTTAAACAGAGACGTAGAGGACAAGATGTATCATATACAATTGATATAGTTTCTTCATCAGTAAACGCTATTGAAGGTTTAATGAGCAAGGGAGAATTTGTACCTAATGCTTTAACTCTTAATCTCAATGTTGATGATCCAGAGGTAGATTTTGATATTGTTGGATCAGAATTGATACTTAATTCTGGTAAATTTGATATCATTGATGGTTTTCACCGGTTTAGAGCTGCAATAAACACGAAAATTAAGAATCCTGATTTTCAGTTTAATTTTATTCTGAATATCATGAATTTTACAGAAGACAAAGCATGTCAGTATATCGAGCAGGAAGATAAGAGAAATAAGATTTCTAAAAGTTACTTAGCTTCTATGGATAAGTCGTCTCCTACTAATATAATTATTGACAAACTAAACAACACATTGGATAGTCCAGTAAGAGGTAAAATTGAAAGAGCACATAGAGGAGAAATAGACAGAGCTACTTTGTTTTCATTATTGGAGTTTATTCTTAAAACTAAAAATATGAACCGGAGTCAGTGTATCAAAACTGCGGTATTTATCATAAATATTTTGAAGATAGTTCAAGAGAATAATCCAGATGTTGTATTTGATGACACCACTATGCCAGTAGTGTTATATGGTTCATCTATCTCAAAGGATGCATATGAATGTGCAGAAAAAATAGAAAGTGCATTAGGAAAAGATGTGCCGATTATTAATAGTGTTACAAACATGAAAGTAAATAAAATAAAAGCTTTATTTGAGGAGGTGTGATTATGTATAATGAAGAACGGAAGAAAGAATATCTGCGACATGTAGTAGAAGATCTCGGACAAACTCCACAAAGTGCGAAAGCTCTTTTTAACAAAACGGAAGACTATGAGGACTTACTTAACAAGGACTTATGTGATTTTACTTTTTCTGAAATAGATAAATTGTTGTCTACATTTGCAGCCTCATCAATAAATGCCTTAAGGAAAAATATAAGTGTTTTACGGAAATATGCTGACTGGTGTTGTTCCTGCAACATATCTATAGACAACATAAATCACTATGATGAAATAAATATGGAAATTGAAAGTCTACAGAAATATCTTAATAAGGAGAGAGCGGTGTGTCCCAGCAGAGAACAGGTTTTAAAGGATATTTCTAAAATTAGAAACTATTCTGATAAATTTTTAATTCTGGCTTTGTTTGAAGGAGTAAGAACAGAAGCCCCCGGTGAGCTTTTAAGAGCTAAAATAAGTAAGTTGAATGGTAATATCCTTACTTTCGAAAACGGAGAGGAAAAAACTTTGTCAGAGACGCTGGTAGACTTGGCTAAAGTTAGTTCACAAGAGGAGGAGTATATATCTTTTACTGGAACTGCTTCTTTATTAAGTATGAAGGGGAATATTGTTAACTCCAGGAATAATACACGTAGTGATTCATTAGAAGCTTTAAATCTAAGACTGACAAATAGGTTAATTGCGCTTAGAAAAGAGCTTAATATTCCGTATCTGACTATTCCTCGACTCTATACAGCCGGAATTGTAGAGCAGTTTAGAGAAATAATGAAGAAATATAATGTTTCTAAGGAAGATATCTTTGAAAGCCAGTATGTTGAAATGGTTAGTTCAAATTATAATATAAGTTCTTATGGCAAAGGAACTCTTAAAAATAAATTTTATAGTTATTTATAATAGATAATACCACACATAGATTGACTTAATTTGCTGTGTGTGGTAATATTTAAACATAATAAGCGAACAAGCGTTCGAACATTGGAGGGATTGCAGTGTTAGAGAGACTTTATGAATGTTTTGGAACTGAGGAGAGAATTGGATTAATTTGTCACATAAATGGCATGGAAATGGGGTGGATGAACTTTGTAATTGAAAATATATATGAAGAGGGAGATGTTGTAAGAGTAGAAACCGGAGATTCCTACATAAGACTGGAGCCGAAGCTTTATGAAGAGGTTCCAGTTGGAGAAGGGGAAAAATTTGTTCATGGTAAAGATTATGTTATATTGTATAAAATGGAGGAAGAAGAGTGCTTTTAAAAGAAATGCGTGAATTAGTGGAAGAATTAAATATATATGCTCATGCGTATTATATGGAAGATACTTCTCTAATTTCTGATTATGAATATGATAAAAAATATGATCGACTTAAAGAACTTGAGAAAGTTACAGGTATTATTTTAGCCAACAGTCCCACTATCAATGTTGGCTCAGAAACAGTTAGTGAGTTAGAAAAAGTCGAACATGATCATCCAATGTTGTCCTTAGACAAAACAAAGGATATAAATGAAGTTGAAAGTTTTATGAATGGTTTGCCAGGATTAGCCATGCTAAAAATGGATGGGCTTACTATTTCAGTAAAATATATAGATGGTAAATTGGTTGCTGCAGAAACTAGAGGGAATGGAATCATCGGAGAGAATGTTTTACATACAGCAAACAGTTTTGTAAATCTTCCAAAGGAAATTCCTTATAAAGATGAAGTAGTAGTTGATGGAGAAGCTGTCATGGAAATCCATCATTATACTTATCTTAAAGAGCTAAAAGATATTGATCTGAAAAAAGATGGAGAAAGAAAGGGACTTTTTGGTGAAGAATTAGAAAAATATATTAAAGATAATGGTATTAAGAATATCAGAAATTTAACTGCTGGCTCTGTTAGACAGCTTGATAACTCCGTTACAAAAGAAAGAAAAATCAAGTTCATTGCTTGGAAGGCCGTTCGTGGAATAGATGGAAATAGTTTCATGAAAAGATTACAGATATTAGATCTGTTAGGATTTGAAGTGGTCCCTTGGGTAAAAGTTGATAATATTGAAGAGAATATTAAAGAACTTAGAAAAACCGCAAGAGAAAAAGATGTTCCTATTGATGGAATCGTATTTTCATATGATGATATTGATTATAGTGAAAGCTTAGGAAACACATCACATCATGTTCGATCACAATTGGCATATAAATTTGCAGATGATAAGTTTGAAACAGTAATTAGAGATGTGGAATGGAGCATGGGAAAGACTGGACAGTTGACACCTGTGGCAGTTTTTGATCCGGTTGAAATAGATGATACTATTGTTGAAAGAGCTAGCTTACATAATGTGAGTATTTTCAAAAGTTATGAACTGTCAGTAGGAGATACGATTACGGTATATAAGGCAAACATGATCATTCCGCAGATCGCAGAGAATTTGACCAGAAACGGTGACAAATTGTTTACTGTGCCTGACAAGTGCCCTATTTGTGGTGGTCATGTAAAAATTACAGGTGAAAATGAGACAGAAGAGCTTCAGTGCATGAACCTTGAATGTAAAGGGAAACTTCTTGGTGAATTATGTACTTTTGTAAGCAAAGAAGCACATGATATTACAGGGCTTTCTAAATCTACTCTGAGTCTATTAATAGAGAAAGAATTTATTAAAGGGCCTTTAGACTTATTTTATCTAAAAGACTGCCGGGGAATGTTAGTGACATTACAAGGGCTAGGAGCAAAAAAGGTTGATAAAATCCTGGAATCAATAGAAAAATGCCGCAAGACAACTCTGCCTAAATTCCTTTATGGGCTGTCCATACCTTTAATCGGTCGAAGTGTTAGTAAGCAGCTAAACATTGTTGAAGAGAAGAGAGCAAGAGAAAAAGGGTTAAAAACAGCTTTTGATAGCTTTATTAAAGATATGGATTCTCAGTATGATTTTACATGTTTGGAAGACTTTGGTTTTGCGAAAGCTTCTTCTTTGAAAAATTATTTTGAAGAAAATCAAAGATACATAACTGAGCTTGCTGCGGAATTCCAGTTTGAAGAAATTTCTCAGGAGACGGTAAAAGATGTTTTGAATGGGGCAATATTCTGTATTACTGGGACACTCACCGAGTTTGCCAATAGAGCAGCTCTAGTAGAGAAAATAGAGTCTCTTGGAGGTAAAGTCACAGGATCAGTAACTAAAAAAACTAACTACCTTATTAATAATGATACATTGTCAAAGAGTAGCAAGAATGTGAAAGCTATGCAGCTTGGTATCCCGATAATTTCAGAAAAAGAATTTTTAAACAAGTTTGTAAAAAAAGTGTTGACAAGGTAGAATGACTATGGTATACTTAGAGCAAGTTAAGAGAAAGGAGAACAGTTTCAAGCAATAAACAAGTTTGTAAAAAACTTGTTGACACAGAATACGGAGTATGTTATAATACATATATCACAAAAGGAAGAGGAAAATGAGATATGTTTTAGAAAGTGAAAAATATCCTGGAAATTATTTGGTGTTTAAACATGGAAGTCCTCCTCATGTGGTGGATTTAAAATCTGCTCAGAAGTTTGACAATGTACCGAAAGCTTTAAACAGGATATCAACAATTCCTAAAAATTTAAGCATATACGCCCCTTGGAAAGTAACATCAGTTGATGAGAGAGTTGGTTTTGTACAGCAGAATAAATCTCTTGTAGAGATTGGTGATTATAAAAAGAAAATAGATGACAGCATATTGCCTATTAAAGAAATATTAGGTAATAGAAAACCTTTAGAAAAACAGCTAAAGGAACTGGAGCTTATATCTCAGGATCTTGATCACTATATAGAATTTAATAAACTGAATGTTACTTCTGGATATTGGGCCTATAAAATAAAAAAAGCAATTAGAGAGAAACGAAGAAGTATAAAAGAAGATCTATATTATATAGATTATCTTCAGACAGCTTCATTACCTCAAATTGTAAACGGGGAAGGGAGGCCTAATTTAGATAATCAAAAATATCGAATTAGATCAGATATTGGACAAGAGTTTTTTAATCAGAAGTACATATCTAAAGAAATAGCAGAGAAGATTTGCAAAGAAATAGAGGAGATTACATAATGAATGAATTAATTATGCTGGTAGGTTTACCTGCTTCCGGTAAAAGTACATAGGCTAAAGAGTATTCAGAAACTCATCCTGATTATATAGTGCACTCTTCTGATAAACTCAGAGAAGAAATGTATGGAGATAATTATGATGACGCAGACAACAGTAAAGTATTTGAAGAACTGCATCGTAGAATACTGGAAGATTTGAAAATGCATTCGGTTATTTATGATGCTACTAATTTGGTAAAGAAAAGAAGAGTGCATTTTTTAAAAGGAGTTCCTAAACATGTTTATAAAACATGTATTATGTTTTTGAAAACGTATGAAAAATGTTTAAAGGATAACTCAAAAAGGGAAAATTCAGTTCCAGACGAAGTGATTACAAGAATGAGGAAAGTATTTTCTCCACCAATGTACCATGAAGGGTTCAATGAAATTAGAGTTGTACAAGATGATCATAAAGATATAAAAGAATTAATAGATATGGCTCGTGACTTCGATCAAGAGAATCCACATCATTCTCTTACTCTTTATGAACATCTGAAAAAGGTTTCAGAAGGAGTACCTAGAGAAGAAAAAAATTTATGGGTGGCGGCCTGTCTCCATGATATTGGAAAGCTTTTCACTAAATCAAGAATTAATGGAAAAGGTGAAGAGGATGATTACTGTCACTATTATCAACATCATTGTGTTGGAGCTTATGAATGTTTAACATGTTTTGATTTTTCCGGTGCACTTACAGGAAAAGATATATATGATGCTTTTTATACAGCAAATTTGATTTATTATCATATGCATCCCTATTTATCATGGTCGCAATCAAACAAGGCAAAGAATAAAGATAAGTATTTAATTGGAAAACAGATGTTTTCAGATGTGATGTTATTACATGAAGCAGATGTTAAAGGGCATTGATTTTCGATATAAACAATGATATAAAACAGGAGAATAAAAAATGAGAATTATTAAGGTAGGAAACACATTTAGAACTTACGACGATTCATTAGAAACTTTCGACAAGCTTCCGGCTCAGAATTATGTCGTGAGGTTTCAAAAGAATTCTGGTTTCTTTTTAGAAAAATATGCAGACATAGAAATCAAAGAAAAAACCTACGGAGTACATATGAGTAAGGTTGAAAAAGTTCTTAAAGCTTTCCCAAAAGCAGAAAAGAACCTTGGCGTTATCCTGTCAGGCAATAAAGGAATCGGCAAATCATTGTTTGCAAAGACATTGGCTGTGGAAGCAACAAAAGTTGGTTTACCAGTTATCATTGTAGACACGTATATTCCTGGAATTGCAAGTTTCATAGAAGAAATTGAACAGGAAGTAATGGTACTGTTTGATGAATTTGATAAAACATTTGGCAGTATTAAAGCTGCTGATGGCATGGCAGATCCTCAAACAGAAATGCTTACATTGTTTGATGGATTGTCTCAAGGGAAGAAAATGTTTGTGATTACTTGTAATGACCTCAACTCGTTAAATAGTTATTTAGTAAACAGACCTGGAAGATTCCACTATCATTTTAGATTTGAGTATCCGTCAGATGCTGAAATTACAGAGTACTTAGAAGATAAGTTAGATAAACAGTATTACAGTGAAATTGAAAAAGTAATTTCTTTCGCTCACAAAGTAGATTTAAACTATGACTGCCTGAGAGCAATTGCATTCGAGTTGAATTTTGGAGAGCCTTTTGAGATAGCAATCAAAGATTTGAACATTATTAATCTGAATAGTGTTATATATGAAGTCACTCTACATCTTGAAGATGGTTCTGAGGCAACCACAAAATTGACCATTGATTTCTTTGATAAAAGTGCAAGGATTGAACCGGAATTCTGCTTTAAAGGAACTTATGTAGATGCTTCTTGTAAGGTTCTTGATTGTGAGTTTGATCATAAGAAAGGCATCATTTATGTATCTGGAAATGATATTAAATTAGAAAGTGATAATTACTATAATAATGAAGAAGATGAAAAGATCATCAAAGAAATGAAACCAGCATATATGACTTTTATAAGAGCAAAAAGTAGAGAATTGCATTATGCAGTATAAATAATCTGTATATAGATACCTTCATAGGTATCTATAGAGGGTAGTGGCCAAGCGGTAAGGCACAGCACTTTGACTGCTGCATTCATGGGTTCGAATCCCATCTACCCCGTAGTTCTAAGTTAGCTCTGAAGGCCAAAGAGGTAACCAATAGAACTAAGGTATACCTACTTATGTTCATGGCGAACATAGATAAAACTTAAGTGAAATTTTGGATGGTTTAATAACTGGAACCTGTTCAAAAAAGGGAACACAGTACATTGGTAGCAATGGTTTGAATGTACAAAACATTTATATAGATGTGCTTTGTGCTAATGAGTAATTAGTATAAGGCGAAAAAAGTAATTGAGTCAGTGAGGTAGAGGTGAGTGATGGGGCAACGGAATGGTGACGACTGTTCGTGTAGCTGACATGATTACAAATCAATCATTATAGTTGTTACGTTTTTATATGTGGGTGTTTTCAAAGTTCACCCACTATGGAAACTTAGCTCAGTTGGTTAGAGCAACCGGCTCATAACCGGTCGGTCCTGGGTTCGAGTCCCAGAGTTTCCACTTCTCCTGACGAAGGAGTGACTTTTGAGAGCTCTAATTTTCAATAGTAAAGAGCCGTTGCTGATTTGGTAGTGAGAATCAGATGGCGCTGGAAAGACAGATAGTTTTTGAGATGTTTTGTAAAGTAATAAATGTCCCAGCTTTAGAGAAAATGTAGGGAATTGAGCTGATCAAAGAACACATAATCCTGTTGTGACTGCAGCACGACAGGTCATGCATGAAAATTTAGTATGGTATGTAGCTCAGTTGGTAGAGCAGAGGACTGAAAATCCTCGTGTCGCTGGTTCGATTCCAACCATATCATATTTGTGATCCTGAGATGGTAACAAAATTGGTTTAAAATCCAATTGTCCCCAAAATATATAAAAACGTGAATAGTAGTAAAGCGATTGTACTGCGAAAGCAACTGATTCATCAGTTATGAGGGATGATCTTATCAGAAATGAATGATAAGAAGTTCATAAGAGAACTGACAGTAAAGTAGCGTTTACTGTTGAACAAAAGAAAATAGTAACTATTAAAGTTTAAAATTCAGGAGGTATTTATTATGACAACAGAAAAAATGAATGTACATAAAGCATTAGCGGAACTGAAGATCTTAGATGATCGCATCGTAAAAGCAATCAACAGTGTAGAAGCTTGTATTTCAAATAAGCATTCTAACACAAAAGTCAAAGGTGTAGATATCAAAGTTTACACAGGGGTTATGAAATCTTCTTATGATAAAGCAACTGATTTAATCAAGAGAAGAGAAGCTATTAAAAGAGCTGTAGTTCTTTCAAATGCAGTAACTAAAGTCACTGTTGCTGATAAAGAGTATACAGTAGCTGAAGCTATTGAAATGAAAAATCATGGAATGGACTTCAAGAAACTTTTAAAACAGAAAATCAAAAAACAGTATGATGCTGCTATGGCTCAGATCATAACTGAGAATGGTAAATTGGAAGATAAAGCTGAAAATTATGTTGTAGGGCTCTATGGCAGTAAAGAAGGTAAAACCTCTACTGAAGAGTTTACAAAAACTAGAGAAGCTTATATAGAAGCTCAGACAATGGAACTTGTTGATCCAATTGGTGTTCTTAAAGAAATGGAGGATTTAGAAACAGAGATTGCAGAATTTACTGCTGAAGTAGATGCGGCACTTTCAGTAAGTAATTCTCTGACAGAAATAGAAATTACATACTAAGATATATTCACTGCTTATCGAAAACTTTAAACTATAATCTATATGTCTTTTTAGCTGGGTTAGACATATATAAAACAATAAAGAAACCACAGCATTACTTATACAGTAGATAATAGTATAAACTACAAAATGGATTAGGATTACGTGGTCGTATAGGACCTGTAAGCTTAATATATTATATTATTGGATGAGGCAGATAGCCATAGTACTGTAAAGTTCAAAGATTAAAACTCAAATCTTAAAATTCAAAATTCAAAGTTTATCCCAGTTTAAAGATTAAAGAATAAAGCATAAAGAATAAAGATTTATCAAATCCTTGGTAAAAGTTTATGAGCATGATTATACTTGGCTCTTAGTTTGTACAAGGCTGGTAAGTAGTGAATAAGTAAATATAATAGTCGCTTTCATTATTAACAATTGGCAGTTCAACTGCCAGTTGTACCCACCCATGGTGGAATTGGCAGACACGTTAGATTTAGGTTCTAATGCTTAATAGCGTGAGAGTTCGAGTCTCTCTGGGTGGATTAATAAATAGAAAGGAGTAAAAAATGTTTCAAGTAGGAGATATAGTACAAGTAATAATAGTGCCTAAAAAATATAAACAATATGATATTACAGGTGCTACAGGTATTGTAAAAACAGTTTATTCTAACAATATAAGAATACATATCTCTAGTTATTACAACGAAAAATCAGAAGAAGGAGATTTTTATTTTAAAGAAAATGAGCTAGATAATTTTGCAAGAAAGGAAAATGATATGTCAATTATAGAACTTTGGGAGAAAAGAAGTATTGAAAAGATTGATAAGGAAACTGAAATTAAATTAATGGAATTACTTGCAGAAGATGAATATACCCATGATTTAATTTTACATATGAATGATCTAAAAGATGCTAGGTTTAAAGTTGAAATGCCAAATAACATTTATGATATGACTTCTGATTATACCAGAGGAATGAGAACTATTACTTTAAGTTCAGCAGAAGAGAAAAAAGTTGAAATTAAAAAAGTAGCAGAAGAAGTTGGTGTCTTATTAGAGATGTGTAAAGGAGACGTTGTTAAAGAAATGGAGATTCTTTGTAGCTATAGAGTTGTAGAGTACCCATTCGGGAGAATGACTGTTGGAGGTAATGCTTGTGGGAAATAAAAAGAAAGTTCTGATTGTAGTTGATGTGCAGAATGATTTTGTAACTGGCTCACTAGGTACGCCGGAAGCTCAAGCTATTGTACCTAAAATTAAAGAAAAGTTTGAAGAATATAAAAATAATGGGGATTATGTAGTGTATACAATGGATACACATAATTCAGATTATTTGAATACTTCTGAGGGTAAAAAACTTCCTGTTGAACATTGTATATATCGAACTTCAGGGTGGGAGGTTATAGATGAAATTCATCCTGTAAAAAATAATTATAACAATTTTATGGTATGTAAAAAGTCAACTTTTGGTTATGAAGGCTGGGATTGGGAAGAAATATTTGGGACAGACAGTGATATAGACAATTTAAACATTGAAATCATAGGTGTGTGTACAGACATCTGCGTTATCACAAATGCTCTTCTTATCAAAACTTATTATCCGGAGGCAGAGATCACAGTAGATGCGTCATGTTGCGCTGGAACTACACCGGAGAAGCATAAAGCAGCTTTAGAGGTGATGAAAAGTTGTCAGATTAATGTGATAGGAGAGAAATAAGATGGTAGGAGAAAATACTGTGGAAATGAAGAAATTAGAAGAAATTACATTAGAGGATATTCAGAACTACTTACGTAAATATGACTGTGATGGAGTGATCACTACAAAACTTGTTGAAAAAAACAATACAGAAACCTTACAAGTATTTGAGTTTGATGGGCTTTATGACGATACTATTTGGGTGTGCTCAATTTATAAAAATGAGGATAATGATTTTTATATAAAAACAGCTGACGCAACCTCACCGTTTAATCATGCAGATGGCGTTGAATACGATGATAAAGAAAATGAACTGTTTAAGATTAGTACAATTGTCGCAGAATTATTAAGTTATGTAAAAGTTTCACTATGTGATTCTATTGATTATCTCCAAAGACAGGTGGATTTTATCAATAATTTCTGTAATGGCAATCATTTGAATAATCCGTCTGTAATAACTACCTGTGATATTGAGCATAAGTAAAAGTTAAGTAAGGATTATTAAACAGTAAGAAATAAATTATAAGGAGATTTGGAATGATTAAATTAAACGGTGTAGAAATCAAACTTGATAAATATCCGGATGGAACATTCTTATTTAAGGATATTCCTCCTATTGGAGGATGGTGCAGAGATAATATTGAATGGTTCTTTGAATCAATGGAAGAGTTAACAGCAGTTGAATATATTACTAGATATTGTTGGGACCATAGAGTAGTGCCTAATTTATATATGCCTTATATCCCAGATGCACGTATGGACCGAGTTAAGCATGAGAACGAATTATTTACTTTAAAATATTTTGCTCAGACTATTAATTCATTACATTTTGGAAAAGTAGAAGTTTTAGATCCACATTCTGATGTATCTGCTGCATTATTTAATAAAGTACATGTAGGATCCCCGAATCGAATGATTGAGGATACTGTCAAGAAGATTGCTAGTGATAATCTTATGATGTTTTATCCGGATGCAGGATCTATGAAAAGATATTCTTCAGCAGTACATCTTCCATATGCTTTCGGTATTAAGAATAGAGATTGGGAGACCGGAGAAATTAAAGGTTTAGATTTATCAGGTGAAATTAATCAACTGCCAGGTAAAGATATCCTTATTGTAGACGATATTTGTAGTAAAGGCGGAACTTTTTATCACAGTGCTAAAAAGCTGAAAGAGGCCGGTGTAGGTAAGATTTATCTTTATGTTACTCATTGTGAAAACACTGTTTATGATGGAGAGCTTCTGAAAAACAATGGACTGATAGAGAAGATTTATACGACAGATACGATTTTGACAAATCTGGAAAGTCCTAAGATTGAATTGGTTGAGAGATTTAGATGAATCAGTCCTGTACACACGCAGCATTCTTGCAGAAAAGAGGTAAGAGAAGAAAATGAGTAAATCAGTATTAGTGATTGATACGCCAGAGAAATGTATACGTTGTCCGCTATTAAACGATGCAGATGAATGCACAGTACAAGATGCTAATGCAAATTTCAATGCTGGTGATTCGTGGGATGAGTTAATGAAAGGATGTCCTTTGAATCCATTGCCGGATAAAATGAAATTAACAGGAGTGTACGGAAGAGAGTATTTTCAAAGCAATGGAAAAATGCCTAGCTACAAGATTGGTTGGAATGATTGTTTGAGAGAAATTACAGGAGAAGATAATAATGAGTAAAGTTATGTTATCTATAGAAGAACCTAATTCATGTGACGAATGCCCATTTTCAGAATTAGAAACGTATGGATATTATTGCCAATTATTAAATAAATACATTAATTCCTTAAAAAGGAAAGAACATTCAACGATTCCTAAATTATGTCCATTAAGAGAATTACCAGATTACCGTACAGAAACATACAAATGGGAAGATAGACTTCTAAGCTTACAAGACGTGATTGAATCAATGGCTTATGAAATTGCTACATATAGACACTCTAATAGATATTCTCATATAGAAGATGTGGATGATATTTTAAGAGAATATGAAGTTGATAAAATTATAAAGGAGATGAGAAAGTATGGAACCAATTATTAGTCCTTGGTTGATTTATTTTGCAAGTAGAGCAGATGCAGTGGGGACTTTATTTCTGATTGTTGCAGTAGCTGCATTTGCAATATGTTTGATAGGATTTGATGATTTAACAAAGAATGGATTCAAGTTATTTATTTCAATTGGGATTATTTCTGTAATTTTAACAGTTCTTACACCAACTACCGAAACCGTTTATACAATGATGGTTGCAAATGAACTAACATCGGACAATGTTCAAGCAATTGGGAAAACCGGCAAGGATGTTATTGATTACATTACTGATCAGATTGATAAAGTTGTAAACGACAAAGAGGAGGATAAAAAATAATGGATACCTTAGCAATTCTGTTAAGCGATACTTACAAACAAGTACACCACAATATGTTTCCGAGAGGATTGACGAAGTTAGTCTCTTATTGGACTCCGAGAAGATCAATGTTAAAGGAGCAGGATCATATGGTTTTCTTCGGACTGCAGGCTTTTATTAAAGAATATCTTATTACATATTTTAAAAGAGATTTCTTTAAATTAAGCACTGATGAAGTTCAAGAACTTTATACAATTAGTATGGACATTCAGTTAGGAGAAGGAAATTACGATATTTCTCCAATCCTTAAACTTCACGAATTAGGGTATCTTCCGATTCAGATCCGTGCATTACCGGAAGGTATATTAGTGCCTATGGGAGTGCCATGCATTGAAATCACGAATACACATCCAGATTTTGCATGGGTTGTGCAGTGGATTGAGTGTATTCTGCAGGTTGAGCTTTGGAAGCCGTGTGCTCATGCAACAATTGGACATATGTACAGAGAACTGGCAAATTTCTACTATAAAAAGACCTGCGACGACATTTTAAGACCTGAAATGGCCTGCTCAGACTTTGGAATGCGTGGAATGTCCTGTATGGAAGAAGCAGAGAGATGCTCCGTTGCTTGGCTATTATCCTTTGATAAGACAAGTACGATCCCGGCAATTGATTATTTGGACAAATATTATTTCAATGACTGTAGCGTGAGTCATATTGGAATTGGTGCGATTTCTACCGAACATGCGGTCATGGCTTCAAATTATGCTGTGGACGGAGACGAAATTACATTTGTGAAAAGACTACTTACAGAATTATATCCGAATGCATCTTTCAGCATGGTATCTGATACATATGATTACTGGAACATGATTGACAATATTCTTCCAGCTTGCAAAAAAGAAATTATGCAGCACAATGGTAAGCTCTTGGTTCGTCCGGATTCTGGTGATATGGTAGAGATTTCAGTTAAGACTATCGAAAAACTCTGGAATACATTTGAAGGATCAGTAAATAGCAAAGGTTACAAAGTACTGGACCCTCATATTGGAATTATCTATGGTGATGGCTGTACTCTTAACAATGTAAAAAAGGTATGGGAAGAACTTGAGAAGAAAGGATTCGCTGCAAACAACATTGTATTTGGAGTTGGGGCTTTTTGTTTCTCGGCAGTTGTAGAACCTGATGGACGTATGGTCGTTGTAACCAGAGATATGTTCGGCATTGCTATGAAAGCTACATTTGGAGAAGTTAACGGACAACCGATTATGATTTACAAAGATCCAAAGACAGATGTAAGCCATTTAAAGAAATCTCATAAAGGATGTTGTCATGTATATTACGATGAAAATGGAGAATTAAGGTGCAGAGATGGATATGACAGCTTTGTTTATGATGGGGCATTAAAAACTGTATTTAAAGACGGTGAAATATATCATACAGAAATATTTAAAGAAATCAGAGACAGATTAAACGGAAGAAACAAAGATGAGTAAAATTACAGATTATTTATTAAAAGATGATGTGATTGTAGTAATGGATGTAGATGGAGTACTTGCTCCGTATGAGTTTTCTGAATTAAGTCATAGTATGACTGACGATGAATGGGACAGACTTGTAGCTTCCGGTGAGAATCCGTATAAAGATGTGCGTCCGATCAAATTAATACAGGAGTTTATTCAGAAGAAAGGCGTGAATAAAGTATATACCTGTTCAAAGAGTCCTTTAAATGAAATTCCTGGTAAAAGAGCTTTTATAAAAGACAATTATGATCTGCCAGATGATAATATCTATTTCACTTTAGAAAAGACAGAAAAACTTACTGTGCTTCAAACGCTGCAACAAAAGCTCGGACTTAAGCCATCTCAGATTGCAATTGTAGAAGATACAGTTAAAACTTTGGATTATATTCGTGCACATAGCGATTTTGTAACTGTACATGTTTCATCATTTATGGAGTAGATATAGGGAGGTATTAAAAATGAGTTATTTTACTGATTCAGTTTCAGATCTTTGTCAGGGGATTATTGATAAAGTAGATACTTATGAAAAACGAATTAAATACTTAGGAGAAGAAAACAAGAAGCTCAAAGATGAGCATTATAAAGATTCTGAAATGCAGAGAATGAAAACAGAGTTGGAAAAAGCAAAAGATGATTTACATAGAGGATTTCCAATTTCTAAAGAAGAAGAGGAGAAAATCAAAGAGTGGCAGTTAAAACATGACGCTGAGAAACATGGTTTGAAAACTATGGAACAGAGATTGAGAGCTGGCGGATGTTGTGGCGGGAGATATACATATCAATTTGTTCCCACAAGCATTGGAACTATTGGAGAAGTGATTTGCTCCTGTGGCGAGAAGTTTACATTTCAGGATTTATAGGAAAAGATTTATGATTAAAATTATTGAAGGTAACATTGTAGATGCACAGACCGATTATATAATTCATCAAGTTAATTGCCAAGGAGAAATGAATACTGGAGTCGCTAAAGCATTAAGAGATTATGACGAAGGTATTTATATACATTATAGAAACGTCTGTAAATTACGTGAGTTTAATCCAGAATTACTTCTTGGAACATATGACGAGTACTTTATCAGAAGGAAAAATCAAGAGATATTGTCCTTATTTGCACAAGACAAGTATGGATATGATGGAAAACAGTATACTGATGTTAAAGCTTTTCGAGAAGGATTAAATTTTATTCGACAACAAATACCTGTTTATTGGTTTGATGCTGATAACAGACCTCACAAGACAACCATTGCACTCCCATATAAAATAGGCTGCGGAAGAGGAGGAGCAGACTGGGAAGTGGTTTATAAGATTATAGAAGAAGAATTAAGTAGTTTTGAAGTAGAACTGTGGAAATTGGAGGAGCAGAATGTTTAATGTAGAAAAAGCAACAAATGATTGTATTCAGTGGATTAGAGATTGGAGAGAAGAGAATGGTCCTGGATGTAATCTCATAGTAGGTATTTCCGGTGGCGTTGACTCTTTAGTAGCTGCTAAGCTATGTGTGGAAGCCGTTGGAGCTGACAAAGTTCTCGGAGTAATCATGCCGAACTATAAACAGGATGATATTGATGTGGCTTATGATATTTGCCAGCATGTATTAAACATTGATTATCTTACTATTAATATTGGATCAGCTTATGATGATATTATTGATCAAATTGATGCTGCATTTAATGTAACAGATCAGACATTAATTAATCTCGCTCCTAGACTAAGAATGACCACTCTATACGGGGTGTCACAGTCACACAATGGAAGAGTGGTTAATACATGTAATCTTTCTGAGGATTACATCGGATACTCCACTAGATATGGTGACGCAGCAGGGGACTTTTCACCGTTGGCTCAGTTCACAAAGAGTGAAGTAAAAAGAATCGGTTATTATTTAGGACTACCTAAAAAATATATAGAGAAAACACCATCAGATGGGTTATGCGGTAAATCAGATGAAGATAGCTTCGGATTTACCTATGCAGTATTAGATAGATATATTCGTACAGGTATTTGCGATGATCCGGAAATTAAAAGACGGATTGATCGTTTACATACAAAAAATAAGTTTAAACTGAAACCAATGCAGTATTTTAATTATAAAGAGGAGAAAACAGATATGAATATGTCACCAGATGAGATTTTAAAAGCACTTGAAAAAGCAGTAGCGAAAAAAGAAAAAGAGCATACTATTGGAGAAGAGCTTAGAAGCTGTGAGCGTCAGATTAAAGATGCTTTAGGCATTGATGTATATATTGTACCTAAAAATAAAACTGATAAACAGGTTTGTAAAACACTTTCGAAAGATGATATCACATTTGTAGGAAGAACAAAAGATATTGCTACAGGAAAAATTAGAACTACTGTAGGGTTCAAAGATGGAACACAGACTTCTGTAGTCTTAAATGATTGGGAAGACGAAGATGATACTGAAAAAGCCATTATGTGGTGTTTGCTTAAGAAGTGTTTCAAATCAAAAAGAAGCTTAGAAAAAGTAATTTATTCAATGGAGGACATGTAATATGAGATCAAAGAATTCCTGGAACAAAGAGTATGAGACAAAAGTAGATAAAAACGGAAAGAAACATACTAGAATGGTTAAACATGGGATGAAGCAGTCTAAGAAGTCACTTGCTTTTTCTAAACATGTAAATAAAATGAAAACTGATAAACCTAAGTGGAATAAGAAATCTAGTGGCGAGAGCCACTAGAAAGGAGGGCTCATGAAAATACGGAAAGGATTTGTTACTAATTCAAGCTCTAGCAGTTTCATTATTTGCTTTGCAAGGATTGCTGACAAAGAAAAAGCTCAGAAGATAATTGATCAGTTCAATCTTGATGTATTAGATGTTACTGGTGTAAATGATGAAAAAAACTGGTCTGGTGAGCTTGGTGCTAGTTGGTGCGGAGCGGTCATTTATGGGGTTGATGACATTTTAGAAAAGCACCCTGATGGAGAATATATCGTAATTAAGGACAGTAACGATGCTTATTATGATGAATGGGGCGATGCTATATATGATTATGATTACTCTATGGGTGAAGCGATAAATGTTATTACGAAAGTAAATGGATTTGCTGATATAAAAGTTGCCGAAGGAGAAGGGAGAGATGGTTAATGAAAATAAGAAGAGGATTTGTCACTAATAGTTCGTCTTCAAGTTATATTATTGCAAAAAAGAAAGATGCAACATTGACAGACATTAAAAACTCACTGTTGAAAGTAAGAGACAACGCTAAATCTTTTTTGATTGAACAGCATAAATGGATTGATCTTGAGCCGGATGTAGAAGAGTCAATAAGAAAAGAAGATTATGATAAGGCTGCAGATGCGTTTTTAGAATATGTGGCAGATTATTTATACGGTAACTTTAATGCTGGAACATTGGGCGATTGGGAAGTTGGATCGGATGAGTTCTGGAATGACGGTGGTGATCCATATGAAAATTTTATTTTAGATTCTGCATGGCTTATTGGTGATGAAAACTTACAGATTATCTGAGGTGCAAACATGGAAATAAAAGCAAAGGAAATAATTGTAGATGGCAACACATCTTATAAGTATTATAAACCAAAGTTCTGCTGTAAGGCATTGGAAGAAAATCCTAGAATAATTATTTCTAATGAATACCCTGATGCCTACTTATGTAGAACTTGTGAAACTGTAGTATGCCAAGACTGTGACTACGAAAGTAATGAAACTTTTGGAATTTTCTTTTACGTAAGCGAAGAAGTCCAAGACTGGGGAGATACATGGCCTGATGATTATTATTACCCTCTTAAATTCTGTCCATTTTGCGGAGAACCAATTGAAGTTGATGTCATAGAAACCATTGATAAAACAGAAGAAGCAGAAAAGGTATCTGAGGTTGCAACGAAGCTACGAAAACAGTTATGGGCATGTGATAGCAAGAAAAAGTGTGCAGAGTTAGAAAAAGAGATAAGGAACTTAGATGATATAGTAAATTATTATTATTCAACAGGAGAAATTGATGAAAATAGAGAAAATCAAAAAATTGTTGAAAAGTGAACACTATAATTTCTTAAGAGCGAACGAGCACCTGGGGAGTAACATAATTCTATTAGGCTTAGGTGGGTCTCATGCTTATGGTACAGATACAGAAAACTCCGATCTGGATATTAGGGGTTGTGCTTTAAATAAAAGAGAAGAAATCCTGATTCCTACACATAATTTTGATCAGGTAACGGAAGAAACAACAGATACAACAATCTATTCTTTTAATAAATTGATAACTCTATTGTCAAACTGCAACCCAAACACAATTGAGCTGATAGGATTGAAGCCAGAACATTATCTTTATATTCATCCAATTGGTCAAGAACTTCTTGATAATGCTGAAATGTTTTTATCTAAGAAAGCGATCTATTCTTTTGGAGGCTATGCTACAAGCCAGTTAAGAAGGCTTGATAATAAAGCTGCTAGAAAGCTAGGGCAAGAAGAAAGAATGCAGCATGTTCTTAATAGTATTATGAATGCTTTTTATACTTTCCCTGAAAAGTATTTCAATTTTCCAGAAGATGCAATAAAGCTTTATGTAGATAAAGGTATTCAGGAAGATTATGAAACAGAAGTATTTATGGATATCCAGTTGAAGCATTACCCTTTGAATGATTATCAGGGGATGTGGGCCGAAATGAAAAATATTGTTAAGGATTACTCTAAAGTTGGAAAAAGAAACAGACATGCCATAGAACATAATAAGCTAGGAAAGCATATGTGCCATTTAGTGAGATTGTATCTTATGTGTTTTGATATTCTTGAAAAAGGCAAAATTATTACATATAGAGAAGATGATCATGAGCTTCTTATGGCTCTACGTAATGGAGAATATTTGGATGCAAACAGTCAGCCTATCCCAGAATTTTTTGAAATGGTAAACGAGTTAGAGAAAAGACTTGAGTATGATTCAAAGAATACCTCATTGCCTGATAAACCAAATTATAAAGCTATAGAAGAATTTGTAATGTCTGTCAATGAAAGAATTGTATTAGGAGAGATTTAAGAATGAATTTTAATGGATTAAAAAGTAGCGAAGTAGAGGTTAGTAGGACTACATATGGAAGTAATAAGCTTCCGGAACCTGAATTGAAAAAATGGTATCATTTTGCTAAGGAAGCATTAACTGAACCAATTACTATGATTCTAATAATAATTGCTTTATTCCAGTTAGTTTTAGGAGCTATGGGAGTAATGTCTCTTTCTGAACCTGTAATGATTATAGTGGTTTTAGCTATTGTTACTGGAATTGCTATTAAGACAGGTCTAGGCGTACAGAAATCTGCAGCAGAGCTAAGAGCAAAAACGGCAGTTAGATATTGTGATGTTGTCCGAGATGGAAGCGTACAGACAATTAATAAAGATGATCTGGTAGTAGGTGATTTAGTTCTATTGAGAACTGGACAAGAGATTTTTGCAGATGGATTTATTGTTGATGGAGAAATTTCTGTTAATAACGCCGCTATCAATGGAGAGACAAAAGAATGTAGAAAAATTCCTAGTGCTAATTATAAGCATGTTAAAACAACATCTACTGCTGCATATACGGATCAGTGTTCTCTCTTTGCAGGAACAGTTATTATGTCTGGTGAAGGAAAAATGATTGTTACAGATGTTGGTGTTAATACAGTTAACGGTGATACTCTTGTCAAAATGCAGACTTTAGAGCCTCCTAAGACAGCTCTTGATATTGCTCTGGATCATTTGTGTGATTTTATTTCAAAATGGGGAACAATTGCGGCAGTATTAGCATTTGTAATTATGACAATTACAGGTATCTTAAATGCTGGAAGCTTAAGTCAGTATTTCTCAGGAAGTATTCTTGAAAGTATTCAGAAGGTAGCACAGAATGTCTCAAATGCATTGACAATTATTGTTGCGGCTGTACCGGAAGGTCTGCCACTCATTGTAAAACTTGTAACTAAACAGAATGTATCGACAATGGAAAAATTCAATATTCTTGCGAAGAATACTGGTAAAATTCCTGAATTGGCGTATGTTAATTTAATTTGTACGGATAAGACAGGAACTCTCACAACAGGTGAAATGACTTCTACAGTTATGATTAACGGTAACTGTCAGGATATTTTTAATAAGGAAAGTTCGCTCAACGAGCTAATTGATTTAAACATTTGTATGAATAATAGTGCAGTATTTGACTCTAATGGGAATATCACTGGTGGCAATTCAATTGATCGAGCAGTGCTTGATATGCTTTCTCCTGAGGATGCACAAAAAATACAGAATAAAGCTATCATGAAGAAACGTGTTCCATTTAGTAGTGAAAATAAATTCTCTGCAGTTACTTTAAATAATGGAGCAAATGATTTTACTGTTTATAAAGGCGCGCCAGAGAAATTAATTGAGAAGTGTAAATTTTATCTTGATAATGATGGCATTGTAACTGAGCTGACAGAAGAAAAAAGAAAAGCTTTAAAGAGCCATATTAAGGGATTAACAGAGAAGGCAATGAGATGTATTGCATTGACTATCTCAGATAAAACTGATGATGGTCTCCCCGATGAAATGAATCTCCTTGGAATCATTGGAGTTGTTGACCCGGTTAGGAATGAAGTTCCAGAAGCAGTAAAAATTGCTCATAAAGCTGGAATTCAGGTAATTGAAATTACTGGTGACTGTATGGAGACTGCTAAGGCTGTTGCTATGGAAGCTGGCATTTATAAGCCTGGAGACTTAGCAGTTACCAATGATGAGTTTGAGGCAATGTCAGATGTAAAAGTAAAAGAAATTATTCCACAGTTAAGAGTAATTTCCAGATGCTCACCGAATACGAAGCTTCGCCTTGTAACATTAGCACAAGAAATTGGAATGTCTGTGGCAATGACAGGTGACGGTGTGAACGATGCTCCTGCACTAAAGAAAGCAGATGTAGGCTTTGGAATGCAAGACGGATCTGATGTAGCAAAAGAAGCAGCAGATATTGTTTTGACAGACAATAATTTTGCAAGTGTGGTAAAGGCAGTCGAACTTGGTAGAACATTTATGCATAACATTATGATGTTCCTTGAATTCCAGCTGCCTATCAATATTTCGTTGTTGATCTTAAGTATGGTATTTCCAATTATTTCTGGTGGCTCTGCTCTATTAGCAGCAGTTCAGATCCTTATTGTAAATATCATCATGGATTCACTTAACTCATTAAGCTTTGGCGGAGAACCACCAAAAGAAGAATATATGAATGAAGAGCCTATCATGAAAGGATCCGGATTATTTATCCGTGGAGCGAAAGGGAGAATTGCATTAAGTTCAATTGTATTTATTGCTTTATTTGGTGTAATTACATTTGGTCCAGTTGGGAATATGTTTACAACAAAACTTTCGGCTATGACAGCGAGATTCGCTTTATTGTGTTTAATGGCAGTATTTAATGGATTCACTATTAGAACAGATAGTATGAATCTTTTCAAAGGAATTAAAAATAATAAATTATTTGTGTATATCGCATTAGGTATTTTTGCAATGACTGTAGTTTTGTGTAATTTTGTAGGAAATTTAGTACAGACAACTCCAATGGATGTTAAACAGTGGATTGTAGTCTTAGTGACAGCTTTTATGATTGTGCCTGTAGATTGGATTAGGAAAGCAATTTGTAAGAAAGGAAGTAAATAAAATGGGATTTTTTGATAAGTTATTTGGGAAAAAAGATGAGGAAGCAGCAGTAGAGTTATCTTCTGCTGTAACTCAGCAACCTGTATATGAAGAAAAGTTACAGACAATTGATATGTCTAAGCACAGTGAAAATCTTGGCAAAGTACTTATTGATATGTCTAAGGGAAGCAAGATTGATATGACAAAACATACAGCTAGAGTAGCTCTTGCAATGGATTATTCAGGAAGTATGGATTGGCTGTATGATAATGGATCTGTACAGGAAACCATTTCTCGTTTGTTGCCTATTGCTCTAAGATTTGACGATAATGGAGAACTTGAGAGTTGGTTGTTCTCAAATGGAGCGGAGCGCTTAAAAGCTGCTAACGCTGATAATTATAGTAGTTATGTTAAAAATGTTATGAAAAAAGCTCATATGTATATGGGTGGTACTAATTATGCTCCTGTATTGAAAGAAATGGTTACATATTATAAAGATATTGAGCCAAGTGAGATTCCAGCATTTATCATCTTTATTACAGATGGTGAGAACAGTGACACTTCTGCCACCAATGCAGTTATTAAAGAGCTTTCAGAGTACAACATCTTTGTACAGTTCATAGGAATTGGAGATGAAGATTTTGACTATTTAAAATCTCTTGATAATATGAAAGGTAGAAAACATGACAACACCGGTTTTACAGCAGTAAAAGACATGAATAAAATGTCTGATGAACAGTTATATACAGAGATTCTTCGTCAGTATAAAGACTGGCTGAATAATAAATAAAAAGGAGATAAAGAGATATGGCAGTAATCAACATGAGTAAAAACCAGAAAATTAGTATGGTAAAAGAGGATGGTACAGGTATTAAGAACTTCTTCATTGGAGTCAATTGGGATCAGAACCGTTATGCTGGTGAAGCAGATATTGACTTTGATATCAATGGATTTTTAACAGATTCAAGTCGCAAAGTAGTATACCCAGAAGATTTAGTAAACTATAAAACCTATGAAGATGGCTCTGCATATCCTTGGGTAGATTATTCAGGAGACAATAAAACTGGTGACGATTCTCAGGGAATGATTTTCAATGGAAAGCATTATGACGAATATTTCATTGTGTATGCTGATACTTTCCCGAAAGATAAAACAGAATTTACTATCTGCTTAACAATTTTTAGGGCCTTACAGCGTATGCAGAATTTTGGAATGGTCTCCAATGCAATTATGACAATTTGTGATTACGACAATCCAGATGGTGATAAGTATGAATATGATCTGTCTGAGAATGAAAACTTTGAAAAATTGAATGCAGTAGAAATGGGTAAATTATACCGTTACGGAGATGGATTCAAATTCCAGGCATTAGGTTCCGGTTATGTAGGAGGTATGACAGAACTGTTTAAAAACTTTGGGCTTGATATTGATGAGGGGAGAGACTAATGAATATTACAGCTGGAGCAATTATTATAATTGTTATTTTAGTACTCGTAGGACTTTGTTTCTTTTTTAATAGTAAAATTGGAAAGAGAGTAAGGATAAGAGCATCTGGCACGGCAAACGAAGCTATTCAGAAAGATGCGTCTACACCTGAAGGAGCTAAAGCATATTATAATGCCGCTATTGAGAAGAAAGAAGATGAACTTCAGCAGGAAAATGTAAGATATCAGCAGATGCTTGGTAAGATTTCTAATTATGAAGATGATTTGTTCCATTTGAAGAAAGATGCCATGAAAGCAGATGTAAATGTAAATGCTTGTGTGGATCGAGGAGATGACGAAGCGGCAAAAGTCTACTTAAAAGAACAACAGGAACTTAATGATAAAATTGATTTTATTAAAAATACATTAAAAGAATGGAAAGAGAATGCTGATGTGCAGAAAGAAAAAGTAGAAGTACTACAGCAACAGCTTAATGATTTAAAAGCAGAAAAAGAGAGTGCAGTTTTAACTCTGGAAACAGCTCAGGCATCAAAAGCTTTTAATGTAACACCGGGAGTATCTTCTAGTGAAGAGGAAAAGATGCTAGAGAAAGTGCGTGACGGAGTTAAAAAGCAAAAAGAGGCTGCTGATGGAGCTAGAATCGCTTATGAAAGTTCTACTACTGTACAAAAACAGCGTTTGGATAAGAAAATGAAAGATGATGAAATTGATAAAAAGTTGCAGGAATTAAAGGCAAAGAAAGGCAAATAAAATGATAGTGTTGAATATAGGCGTGTTTGCGGTATGCTTATTAACCTGTTTTTTAGTTGGGTTCTTTGTAGGGAAGAGAAAATAAGTGTAGTAACAAAAGGTTAAGGTGAGGTTCAATTCCTCACCTACACTTAAGGAGGTTAAACAATGAAATAAAATATGGAGGTGGTATTACGCAAAGAGGAAAAAGGATATTAAATAAACCAATTGATGATGCATGTGAGAAAGAAATTTTGATACCAACAAAAAGAGTGATCACTGTAGAAGCTGAGTATGACTTGACTGATCCTGAATTGATTGGAGTAAAAATAACTGACAGAGACATAGTAGAAGAATTGGTAAAAAATGAACTTATCACATCTTTTGAACAAAATGATGGATTCGTAAATTTAACAGTAACTTGTAGTGATTATTAAGGTGAGAGATGAAAAATAAAGATAGAGTACAATATACACTTAAGCACAAAAAAGCATTCCGCAAAGTAGAAAAACAGTTATTGGGGTATAACACAATAAGAAGTTTATTCCATGATCTGGACAAATTGTTTTTATATCCATTCTTCGATTATAAACAAGTACATAACTGGCATAGACATCATAGCAGACATCATCTGAGAGCCAGAACGCATAATGATTATGTTCAGATGGCAATTGATTGGGAATGTGCAAGGCTAACTAAACCAGATAAGCCGTTAAATGCCAGAGAAACTTTGGAAAAGATTCATCCAGAATTAAAAGAAAAAATGCTTTCTGTATTAATGGAGCTAGGATTATGAAAAATTTCGAAATTACTTTCCATACGTTTGATAACCAGCCACATATTTTTTTCGGTAAAAATGCCATGATAACTTCTGAATTTACAGGTAAAAATTGGGGTGCAAGAGATCAGAATTTAATAAATCGAAAAAATAGAATTAAATTATAGAAAGGAATGAAAAAATGATTAATAGTTTCACTGGAGATTATTACTTTTTAAGTAACTTTTATATGGCACCGGTAAGTTATAACGGATGGGACTATACAAATAATGAAGCAGCTTTTCAAGCACAGAAAACAAAAAATCGTAGACTAAAATTTCAGTTATTCTCTCAAGCTAGCCCATCAGAAGCAAAGGCAGCAGGTAGAAAGATTGATTTGAGATCAGATTGGGAAGAAGTGAAAGATAAAGTAATGTATGAAATCGTACTGGCTAAATTCACTCAGAATCCAGACCTTAAGGAAAAATTACTTGCCACAGGTGACGAGTCCCTAGAAGAAGGTAATACTTGGGGAGATACCATTTGGGGAACTGTAGACGGAGTTGGAGAAAATAGGCTTGGGAAGATACTTATGAGAGTGAGAGATGAATTAAATGAAGCTTAATAAATTTTTTATCATTCTTGATGCTATTTTTATAGCAATATCATTGGTAGATCTTATTACTTATAAAAATTTACTTAGTTTAATGCTGGTAGCCTTTTTCACTTGGACATTTATAAACGATATTAAAGAACATAAAGGAGACAAATAACATGGTAAAAACATTAAAAGAAACAACAGAAATGATGGTTAGCCCAGATTATAACGAGAGATTCAAAGCTGAATATTACCAGTTAATGCTTAGATTCAGAGGTTTGCAGTCTATACTTTTTAAATGGGACAATGGAAGTCTTAGTTTTGAGCCAACATGCCCAAGAAGCATTTATAATATTCAGATTGATGCTATGGCAAATTATTTAGCTATTTTAGAAGCTAGAGCTGTTATGGAAGGTATTGAATTATAAAGGAGAGAGCATGAATCCAGTATTTGTATTTTTAGTATTGGTTGGAGCAGTAATTTTATGGTTTCTATTATCTGCACTGTTTTATCCATTTGGGAGATTCTTACATAGGATCTGGAAAGATGCAGCAGATGAAATAAATAGAGAAGGTCAAAACAAGGAGAAGAAAGATTAATGAAAAAAGGATTTTTAGGTAGTATTGGATTAGCAGTAATTATTGTAGCAGGATTAATTTGCGTAGCAAAGTGTAGCGTAAGAGTACCAGCAGGTTATGTAGCGGTAGAATACAAGATGAATGGTGGAATTTCAAACGACACTCTTTCACAGGGATGGCATTTAATTTCACCCACAGTAAAAACATCTTTGTATTCAATTGGTATTGAGCAGTCATATCTTACATCAGAAGATAAAGGTGATTCACCAAAGGATGAGAGTTTTAAAACGCCTACCGCTGATGGAAAGCAACTTCTTGTAGATCTTGAATTCTCATATAAATTCGACCAGGATCAAGTTGCTGATGTATTTACAAGATTTAAAGGTCAGTCTGGCGAAAGTGTAAAGAATACTTTTATTAAGCCAAAAATGAAAGCATGGACACAGGAAGTAACTGCTAAGTATCCAGTTACAGATGTATTTGGTGATAAGCGTCAGGAACTGAACGAAGCTCTTGATACATATCTGAAAAAGAAATTTGAGCCATATGGAATCATCATTGATACTGTAAACTTTACTTCAATTTCTACAGATGATGAAACTCAGGCTGCTATTCAGAAGAAAGTAAATGCACAGCAGGAACTGGAACTTGCAAATATTGAAGCTAAGACTGCAAAGGTACAGGCAGATAAAGATAAGGAAGTTGCTCTCATCGCAGCGGAGCAGGATAAAGAGAAAGCCGCTATTGAAGCTGAACAGGCGAAAATCACTGCGGAAGGTAAAGCTGAAGCTACAAGAATTAAAGCGGATGCTGAAGCAGAAGCAAATAAAAAGATCGCTGAGTCACTTACTCCAGAACTTATTGAGAAACAGAAGATTGATAAGTGGAATGGTGATGTGCCGAAGGTACAAGGTGGAAATGCTGCAACAATTGTTGACGCAGGAGAATTAACATCAGGCAATGTAGCAACTGTTGAAAATAAATAATTAATAATGAGGGTAACGTATAGTGAGAACTGTGGACATATACCACACTGACGGTAGTGTAGGGATTTTGCGTCAGTAATAAAGAGGTGGCTGCGTAAGGTGAGGATAACGTTAACAACTACGAATTGTAATGTTGGACCAAAGCAAGTAAGTATAGTTATGATATCTGCTACCATAGGCAACACCTCCTTCAAAAATAATGTGTGATACAATCCCATATCACATTACCCATTCAGAAGATCCTCACCCGGTACAGACCTGGGATCAATAGTATTGTACTTTAGGTGAGGTGGTTTGTCAATATAAGGAGAGTACAATGATAAAAACTACGATTACGGAGACAACTAAAAAATATGATAAAGAAGGCCATCTTATTGAGGAGACAACTAGAACTGAAACTACTGAGGATAATACTATAACATTTAGTTCTTACCCCTATGGGACAACTCAGAAGGATTGGACCTTAACTACAAATGTAGGAGAGAGTTTATGAAAAAGAAAGTATTAAGTATTTTAGGAGTTCTATTGATAAGTATTTCAACATTAACTGGTTGCGCTAAATGCATTGATAAAAAAGAGGAAAGCGTGAAGGTCACAGTTGTAAATGAATATTATAAACCTAAAGAAACCCGTTTTACAGGTATGGTTAATCATGTTCCGCAATTTCGAACTGATTATGCTGAATATGAAATTACGGTAAATTATAACGGAACTGAATATTCACTTAGTGATGAAAGTACATATCGTAAATATCATGGAAGAATAGGGCAAACAGTGTCTGCCGTATTGATTACAAAAACATACGATAATGGCAAGGTAAAACAATGGATTGATAGTTTAGGAGGAATTAAGTGATTAAGCAAACCATGGGATGGATTTCTGCTATATGTGGAGTAATTGGAGCTATATGTAGTGGTTGGAAGTTAATGCTTTTGCCAGTAGTAACAATATTAAATATGATTGCAGATAAAAAATTAAACCTGTGTATTTTACTAATTTCAATTATGAAAATGTTCTTCGCGATACCTATAGCATATTTCATGATTCTTATAGGATTTTCAATCGCTACATATTGTTGGAGGTGGTGGAAATAATTTGGATTACGGGTGATACACATGGGGGTTGGATCCATAGATTAAATATGGACTCGTTTCCGGAACAAAGAGAGATGACTAAAGATGATTATGTAATTGTTCTTGGAGATTTTGGGATATGGAGAGATTCACCTCAACAAAGGTGGTATCTGAATTGGCTTGAAGAGAGAAACTTTACTACACTCTTTATTGATGGTAATCATGAATGTTACGATATATTAGATGCTTATCCGGTAGAAGAATGGCATGGTGGTAAGGTACATTTTATTAAACCATCAGTAATTCATCTTATGAGAGGACAGGTATTTGAGATAGACGATTTAAAATTCTTTACCTTTGGAGGGGCTTCAAGTCATGATATTTCAGATGGAGTATTAGAGATTGACGATCCAAGAGTAAAAGAATGGAGGGATGATCCGGATAAAATGTACCGAATTAATCACATTTCATGGTGGGAACGAGAAATGCCAAATCAAGAAGAGATGGATGAAGGCATAAAGAATTTGGCAGAACATAATAATAAGGTAGATTTTATCTTAACGCATTGTACAGCTTCTTCTACGGCAGCATTATTATCACATGGATTGTATAAACCGGATAAATTAACTAATTATCTGGAAGAGATCAGATGTAATGTTGACTATGGACGTTGGACATGTGGGCATTACCATGATAGTAAAGCTATAACAGTAAAGGATTATGTCTTGTATGAACAGATTGTGAGGATCGCATAATGGCAGAGCTTACAGAAAACGCTAAAGATTATATTGAATGTCTAAAAGATATATTACAAAGAAAATATCTACTGTCAGGTGAGAAAGCTTTAGATATGATTACATCTTCTTACATTATAGAATCTCTTATTGATTACCCAGAAGAGACGTTACATGACGACATTGAAGCACATGCAGATAATATTTATGAGGATTGGGTAGGTGAGCTATGAAAACATTTTTATCAATTTTGAATATTCTATGCTGGGGTATTCTAGGAGCCTATTGTTCATCAATAGGGATACATGGAACAAGATTTTATATAATATTACTGATTGTTGGCATTATTGATATACTTAGTGTTGTGGTGAGCAATCTATGAATTATTATATTTCAGACTTACATATCGGTCACACAAATGCATTGGCATTTGATGCTAGACCATTTAAGACAATAGAAGAGAACGATGAGACTATTAAAAATAATTGGAATTCAGTAGTTGGCTTAGATGATGATGTTTATCTTTTGGGAGATATTAGTTGGTATGGCTCAACTAAAACATTGGAGTATTATAGCCAGCTAAATGGTAGGATTCATTTAATAAAAGGAAATCATGATAATAAGATTCTGAAAAACAAAGATTTACAGAATTTGTTTGTAGAAATAGTTGATTATAAAGAACTATACCTTAATCCAAAAGAGAGTATTATTCTTTGTCATTATCCGATTCCTTGTTTTAAAAATCATTACTATGGTTGGTATCATTTATACGGACATGTGCATACAGGTTTTGAAAATAATATGATGCAAAGAACAAAGTATGAAATGGAAAATCTATATAATACACCATGTAAAATGTATAATGTCGGAGCAATGCTACTGAATTATACTCCTAGAACTTTAGAAGAAATAACAGGAGGAGCTACGTGTTTATAACTAGAAAAAAGATGAAAAAGAAAATTACTGATACATATAACAAAGGATTTCATATAGGAAAACTTTATGGTGTTACTAAAATATATAACGAAGTAAAAGGAGGCAACACAGATGTAATTGATCTGTGCAAGAGAATTATGAATGAGAAAGAGGTATTCAATACTTAATGTATTGTGCTTACATTACTGAGCTTAAGCAACTTCGTAAACACAGCAATGCTGATAGGCTCCAGCTTGGTACCGTTTTTGGAAATACGGTTATTGTTGATTTAAGTTATTACGAAGGGCAGAAAGTTGTATTTTTCCCGGTTGATGGTCAGCTAGGAGAAGAATTTGCAAAAGAAAACAATTTACTGCGTATTAAAAATGAAGATGGAACAACTACAGGTGGATATCTTGATCCTGTAAAACGAAACATTAAAGCTATGAGACTGCGAGGTGAAAAATCAGAAGGATTGGTTTTACCAGTAGAATCTCTTAGTAAATGGACTGATATAAATAAATTATCTTTAGGAGATCAAATTACTGTACTTGATGGGACAGTTATCTGTAAAAAATATATTCCAAGATCAAATCATAAAAAATCTAACAATGGTCCGAAAGTAAAAACTCCGAATTTAAAAAACAAATTTCCTTATTTTAAAGAACATGCTGATACAGAACAGTTAGCATATAACTTAAATGCTTTTAAGCCAGGAGATACTTGTTACATTACTTTGAAAATGCATGGCACATCTGGTCGAACAGCAAATGCAATAGAAGTAACTACTAAGAAAAAGACTCTACTACAGAAACTTTTTTGTAGACCGGCTCCTGTTATCAAAGAATGGAAAATAGTTACTGGAACAAGAAGAGTTGTACTCAATACATTTGAAGGCGGTTACTATGGGAATGATAAATTTAGACAGAAATATCATGACTACTTTATTGACAAACTGCCAAAAGGAATGGAAGTGTTTTATGAAATCGTAGGGTGGGTTGATGGTACAGAGCAGACCATTATGGGAACCTGTTCCAACACTAAAATTAAAGATAAAGAAGTTAAGAAGCTTTACGGTGATGAAACAGTGTTCTCTTATGGGTGTACTCCTGGTACTTCTGATATTTATGTTTATAGAATGACTATGACCAATGAAGATGGGATTATTACAGAGATTCCATGGGAAGAAGTAAAGAATTGGTGTGATCGTTTAGGAGTTAAACATGTACCTGAATTTGATAAATTCCTGTTTACTACTAAAGAAGATCTTATGGAGCGTGTAGAAAAATACTATGATGGGCCTGATCCAATAGGGGCGACACATGTTAGAGAAGGTGTAGTTGTAAGAATTGATAATAGAAGTAGCTTTAAGGCTTATAAACACAAGAATTTCACTTTCAAGGTCCTTGAAGGATTGATAAAAGATTCCTCTGATACACCGGATATGGAAGAGGCACAAGAAATTATTGAGGAGGAAACTGTATGACATTAGCAGAGAGATTTTTTAAGGAAGAATTAGAAGTATTTGAAAATGATGATATTCAGGAATTTTGTATTGAATTACTAGATACTGCGCCTACATATTTCTGGCAAGTGTCTGCTTCAAGTACTAACAAGTATCACCCTGATTATACAGTTGGTTTTATGGGACTTGCTAAACATGTAAAAGGAGCAACTAGATTCTTAAATCATATGCTGTCAATTGATTGTATCAAGAGTCAGTTTACATCAAGAGAAAGAGATATGCTACGAACAGCTATTATGAACCATGATGATGAAAAACTTGGGCGTAATGGCAGTCAATATACTCTTTTTAAACACCCGTTACTTATAGCTGAGAGAATAAAATCCTATAAAGGATTTGAATGGTTGCCGGATGAAGAATTGGATTATATTGCAGACTGTTGCGCCTCACATATGGGTGAATGGAACACAGATAAAAGAAGTAAAGATGAGCTGCCATTACCAGAAACAAAAGGTCAGATGATAGTTCACTTAGCAGATTATTTAGCATCAAGAAAAGATTTAACAGTATCTTTTGATGAAACTGAAGTAGATGAACTGATGAAAGAATTCAAACCTACACCAGAAACATATCTTATGCCATTCGGCAAACATAAGGGAGAACCACTCTCTGAAATTCCAGATAGTTATTTAGGATGGTTGAATGATCAGAATCCATCAGAACCTCTGAAAACACTACTTGCTGAAGCTTTAGGCATTAGCGGAAGCATCTTTGAAGAGGAGGAATGAGATGGAAACACGAACAACATTATGCCAGTGCACTCGTTGTGCTTCAGTGTTTGAATGGAATGAAAGAAAAAATAATAGATGTCCAGAATGCAAAGGCATATATACAGTTATTAGATTCGCTAACCCGTCAGATGAAGAATATTTAGATAGAGTTAGCATGAGATTTAGTGAATAAGTCGTTCAATCATGAACGCTTATCAATATACCAAACAATATTATTTATAAGAGGAGACAATATTCATGAGTGAAAAAACAAATTTAAGACAGGCAGACACAAAAGTAGAAGTAGTTGGTATTGTAAGCGAAAACACACTGGAAGAGTCAGTAAGAGATGGTAAAAAAGTTATTAGCGGTGACATTACAGTACAGACAGGAGACATTAACTTTGTAACATTTAGAGTGTATATCAATGAGAAAAAGAATGACGGCACAGATAATGGCTATTATGCAGGCATTGAAACTGTAATGAGAGAATATCAGTCTATTGCTAAAGTTGGTAAAGACGCAGCTACAAGAGTAACTGTTACAGATGGTCAAATCAGACCTCGTTCTTACGTTGGAAAAGATAAACAGGTACATGTAGGTATTTCTTATCAGACAATGATTTTTAAGCGTTATGATGGAGCCCCAGAGAAATTCGAGCCTCGTGCTTGGTTTGAAGTAGAAATGGCAATTGCTTCTATTACTCCAGAACTTTATACATCTGGTGAGAATAAAGGTGAAGAAACAGGCCGAGCTATCGTAAAAGGATGGGTGCCTACATACGCAGGAATTGAGCCAATGACCTTATATGCTCCAGCAGAAGATGGAATTGCAGAAGCAATTTTAGATGATTATGCACCAAATCAGACTGTTAAGTTCTATGGTGATATTGTAAATAGTCGTGCAGAAATCACAAAAGAAATTCCTGTAAAAATTGGTAAACCAAGATTTGAGAAGAAAACGATCTATAAAAATGAAATGATTATTACAAATGCTTCTGATGCTTACGGTGAGGATAGTGAAACACCAACTCCAGAACCATATGACATTGGTGCAATTTCTCAGGCAATTACTGATAGAGAAGTTCGCTTAGAGGAAGAGAAAGCAAAAGCTAAACAGCCAGAGACAGCAACTTCTGCCGCAACAACTAAAGCTAGACCAAAACTTCCTAATTTTTAATCTATAAACAAGTTTGTAAAAATATAAATAGTAAAATTAAAGGAGATTACATATGACAGATAGTATTTTTGAACCAGAAGTAAGCGTTGTAGCACATGGCCTTGAAGGAAAAGTAATTATGCTTTATGGCACAAACAATACGGGAAAAACTTATAATTGCGCAAAGATGAAGAATGCTTTGTTCTTCATGTGTGAGAATGGTTTAGGTGCTCAGGCAGGAGTTAAACATAAAATGATTAACAACTGGAGAATGTTCACTAAGTACATCAAAGAACTTACTGATCCTAAAACAGTAGAAAGAGCTAAAGAGATTTATTCCACTATTGTTATTGATGAAGTATATGCTTCCTCTCTGTTTTGCCAGAAATTCGTATGTGACACATATGGTGGAGGATGCATTTCTCTTGGAGCCAATGAAAACAGCAAAGTAAATCTTTATCAGATTTATGAACGTATTTATTGGGAACAGATTCAGAAATTAGTAACTTCCGGGTATACAGTGGTATTCGTTGCACATGCAGACGAAAAAGATGGCTTTATTCAGCCTAAGGGAGACAAGCGCTGTATTAAACCAATTGTAGATAATTGTGACGTAGTGGCTTACCTTGAGCCAAATGGCGTAGATGAAGATGGACATGTAATTAAATCTTCTGCTTATTTTGCACAGACAGATAAGTTCTTCGCTCGTTCAAGATATGATTTCATGGTAACTAAAATTGAAGAGTTTACAGCAGATAATTTAGAGAAAGCAATTTCTGATGCAATCACTAAACAGGAAGAAGCTGACGGTATTAAATCAGTATCCTATGATGAGCAGCAGTCTATGTATGAAGAAAAAGAAACAATGTCCTTTGAACAGCTTCAGGAAGAGATTGCCCTTTGGGGAGGTAAACTAGCTGCCTCAGATCATATGGAAACATTGACAGATATTGTAGAGCAGACTCTTGGTGTCGGGAAGAAAGTATCTCAGTGTACTAAAAAGCAGACTGAGGCTATGAGTATTATTCTCGAAGACATTAAGGATGCTTGTGCTGAATTAGGAGTGGCGTAATGCCAAGGGCAATGTACATTTGCCCGGTATGTCATAAAAATGTACTTGCTTCGAAAGCTATTCATATAAAAACCAGATACTATCATAAAGCTTGTCTTGATAAAAAAATCAAGAAAGAAAAAGAAAAGATTGACAATGATAAACTGACGAAGAAGCAAAGGGAACAATATGAGAGAGCGCTGAAACAAAGTGCTCTCCCTGAAATCCCTGAAGCAGTTCCAGAAAGTGAAGCCCAGGCAGCAGAAAAATTCTTTAGTAAAGTGGAGCAAATACAGGGTAAATGCACAGCGAAAAGTTCAGCAATGGCTTATAAATACAAAAAAATGTATGAAGGATTTACTTGGGAAGGAATGGAACAGACTTTAGAATATTGTTTTTCTATAGTTGGATTAGAAGCCAGGAAAGATGAAGATAGTGACATTGTTGGATTAATTCCTTGGTATTATGACCAAGCTCAGGCATTTTATGCACAGCTAGACAGTATAGAACCTTCAAAAGTAGATTTGGATAAGATTTATAAAAAGAAGCATATAAAAGTATCGCCTAAAAAGAAAAATGTAGATTTGATTGATATAAGCAAAATAGGGGAGTGAATATGTTAATTGACAAACACGCCACTCTTCAATGTTTAGGATGTATTATGAAGAAACCTTCCCTTTTGGAAGAATACACACTTACACAGTATGACTTTGAAGAAGAACAATTTTACGCAATATTATTTTCATGTGTGTATAATCTCTACAACCAAGGGGTAGAGATTATAGATACATTTGCTATAGATAGTTTTCTTTCAAGATATGAGAAACAATATAAAATTTTCAACGATAATCAAGGAATTGATTATTGTGACGATGCCATTCGTTTGGCTGAATTGGAAAATTTTAGTTACTACCTGGAACGCTTGAAGAAATTTAGTCTTTTAAGATATTGGGATTCATGTGGAGTAGACATAAGGAACATCTATGATCAAACAATCATTGATCCTAGCAGACAAGAACAGCAAGCAGCTAAATTAGATGCAACTTCAATAAATGATATGATTCTGGAAGAAGAGGATCTGCTCATTACGAAAGCAAAAATGCTCTATGGAATGGATTCTTCGAGAAGGGGTCAGCTTGCCGGTAAGGGAATGAAAGAACTGAAAGAAAGATTGAAAGAAGAACCAGAGTTTGGAATACCTTTACAGAGCCCTATGATGACTACTATTGCTAGAGGGGCGAG